GTGCCACAGGCGCTACAGGAGCACAAGGAACAGCAGGTGCACAAGGTGCCACAGGCGCTACAGGAGCACAAGGAACAGCAGGTGCACAAGGTGCCACAGGCGCTACAGGAGCACAAGGTGCAGCAGGAGCTCAAGGTGCCACAGGCGCTACAGGCGCACAAGGAGCAGCAGGTGCACAAGGTGCCACAGGCGCTACAGGAGCACAAGGTGCAGTAGGTGCACAAGGTGCCACAGGCGCTACAGGAGCACAAGGTGCAGTAGGTGCACAAGGTGCCACAGGCGCTACAGGCGCACAAGGTGCAGCAGGAGCTCAAGGCGCTACAGGAAGAACAGGCGCTACAGGAGCACAAGGTGCAGCAGGTGCACAAGGTGCCACAGGTGCTACAGGCGCACAAGGTGCAGTAGGTGCACAAGGTGCCACAGGTGCTACAGGCGCACAAGGTGCAGTAGGTGCACAAGGTGCCACAGGCGCTACAGGAGCACAAGGAACAGCAGGTGCACAAGGTGCCACAGGCGCTACAGGCGCACAAGGTGCAGCAGGAGCTCAAGGTGCCACAGGCGCTACAGGCGCACAAGGTGCAGCAGGTGCACAAGGTGCCACAGGCGCTACAGGCGCACAAGGTGCAGCAGGTGCACAAGGTGCCACAGGCGCTACAGGCGCACAAGGTGCAGCAGGTGCACAAGGTGCCACAGGCGCTACAGGAGCACAAGGTGCAGCAGGTGCACAAGGTGCCACAGGCGCTACAGGAGCACAAGGTGCAGCAGGTGCACAAGGTGCCACAGGCGCTACAGGAGCACAAGGAACAGCAGGTGCACAAGGTGCTACAGGCGCTACAGGAGCACAAGGTGCAGTAGGTGCACAAGGTGCCACAGGCGCTACAGGAGCACAAGGTGCAGTAGGTGCACAAGGTGCCACAGGCGCTACAGGCACACAAGGTGCAGCAGGAGCTCAAGGCGCTACAGGAAGAACAGGCGCTACAGGAGCACAAGGTGCAGCAGGTGCACAAGGTGCCACAGGTGCTACAGGCGCACAAGGTGCAGTAGGTGCACAAGGCGCTACAGGCGCTACAGGTGCACAAGGTGCAGTAGGTGCACAAGGCGCTACAGGCGCTACAGGCGCTACAGGAGCACAAGGAACAGCAGGTGCACAAGGTGCCACAGGCGCTACAGGCGCACAAGGTGCAGCAGGAGCTCAAGGTGCCACAGGCGCTACAGGAGCACAAGGAACAGCAGGTGCACAAGGTGCTACAGGCGCTACAGGAGCACAAGGAACAGCAGGTGCACAAGGTGCTACAGGCGCTACAGGAGCACAAGGAACAGCAGGTGCACAAGGTGCCACAGGCGCTACAGGCGCACAAGGTGCAGTAGGTGCACAAGGCGCTACAGGAAGAACAGGCGCTACAGGTGCACAAGGTGCAGCAGGAGCTCAAGGCGCTACAGGAAGAACAGGCGCTACAGGCGCACAAGGTGCAGCAGGTGCACAAGGTGCCACAGGTGCTACAGGCGCACAAGGTGCAGTAGGTGCACAAGGTGCCACAGGTGCTACAGGCGCACAAGGAACAGCAGGTGCACAAGGTGCCACAGGCGCTACAGGCGCACAAGGTGCAGCAGGTGCACAAGGTGCCACAGGCGCTACAGGCGCACAAGGTGCAGCAGGTGCACAAGGTGCCACAGGCGCTACAGGAGCACAAGGAACAGCAGGTGCACAAGGTGCCACAGGCGCTACAGGAGCACAAGGAACAGCAGGTGCACAAGGTGCTACAGGCGCTACAGGAGCACAAGGTGCAGCAGGTGCACAAGGTGCCACAGGCGCTACAGGAGCACAAGGTGCAGTAGGTGCACAAGGTGCCACAGGCGCTACAGGAGCACAAGGTGCAGCAGGTGCACAAGGTGCCACAGGCGCTACAGGAGCACAAGGTGCAGCAGGAGCTCAAGGCGCTACAGGCGCTACAGGAGCACAAGGTGCAGCAGGTGCACAAGGTGCCACAGGCGCTACAGGAGCACAAGGTGCAGCAGGTGCACAAGGTGCCACAGGCGCTACAGGAGCACAAGGTGCAGCAGGAGCTCAAGGCGCTACAGGAAGAACAGGCGCTACAGGCGCACAAGGTGCAGCAGGTGCACAAGGTGCCACAGGCGCTACAGGCGCACAAGGTGCAGCAGGTGCACAAGGTGCCACAGGCGCTACAGGCGCACAAGGTGCAGCAGGTGCACAAGGTGCCACAGGCGCTACAGGAGCACAAGGTGCAGCAGGAGCTCAAGGCGCTACAGGCGCTACAGGAGCACAAGGTGCAGCAGGTGCACAAGGTGCCACAGGCGCTACAGGAGCACAAGGTGCAGCAGGAGCACAAGGTGCCACAGGCGCTACAGGCGCACAAGGTGCAGCAGGTGCACAAGGTGCCACAGGCGCTACAGGTGCACAAGGAACAGCAGGTGCACAAGGTGCCACAGGCGCTACAGGAGCACAAGGTGCAGCAGGAGCACAAGGTGCCACAGGCGCTACAGGAGCACAAGGAACAGCAGGTGCACAAGGCGCTACAGGAAGAACGGGAGCACAAGGAACAGCAGGTGCACAAGGCGCTACAGGAAGAACGGGAGCACAAGGAACAGCAGGTGCACAAGGAGCCACAGGCGCTACAGGAGCACAAGGAACAGCAGGAGCTCAAGGTGTCACAGGCGCTACAGGCGCACAAGGTGCAGCAGGAGCTCAAGGTGCCACAGGCGCTACAGGCGCACAAGGTGCAGCAGGTGCACAAGGTGCCACAGGCGCTACAGGAGCACAAGGTGCAGCAGGTGCTCAAGGCGCTACAGGAAGAACAGGCGCTACAGGAGCACAAGGTGCAGTAGGTGCACAAGGTGCCACAGGCGCTACAGGAGCACAAGGTGCAGTAGGTGCACAAGGTGCCACAGGTGCTACAGGCGCACAAGGTGCAGTAGGTGCACAAGGCGCTACAGGAAGAACAGGCGCTACAGGCGCACAAGGTGCAGCAGGTGCACAAGGTGCCACAGGCGCTACAGGCGCACAAGGTGCAGTAGGTGCACAAGGTGCCACAGGCGCTACAGGAGCACAAGGTGCAGCAGGTGCACAAGGTGCCACAGGCGCTACAGGAGCACAAGGTGCAGTAGGTGCACAAGGTGCCACAGGCGCTACAGGCGCACAAGGTGCAGCAGGTGCACAAGGCGCTACAGGAAGAACAGGCGCTACAGGCGCACAAGGTGCAGCAGGTGCACAAGGTGCCACAGGCGCTACAGGAGCACAAGGTGCAGTAGGTGCACAAGGTGCCACAGGCGCTACAGGCGCACAAGGTGCAGCAGGAGCTCAAGGCGCTACAGGAGCACAAGGCGCAACAGGAGCACAAGGAGCCCAGGGTGCAACAGGTAGAACAGGCGCAACAGGAGCCCAGGGTGCAACAGGAGCAACAGTTCCATATAATATTAATCTTCAAGCAATACCTGTGTTTCCTTTTTCATCAGGGTTACAACCTGAACTATATTACTCAATTGCTTTTTCTGAACCAGGTTGTATTATTACTGTTCCTCCTTTATTTCAATGTACTACAATTAATTATGAATTTGCGTTGTATGTATGTGGACGAAATGCTTGTCCTGCAACTTTCTCAGATGCAAAAGCAACTCATAATACTCCGTTGAACAATGAAGTTTGTAAAGCACATACTGGTGTACCACTCGATTATTGTACTGATGGTATTGTCACACCGTTTAACCGTTATTTTTGTTGTATTATCGGAGGACCTGGTGGTCCTCCCTTTGAAGATGCATTTATCGAATGGTTTTATTATATAGAGACAAATAATGCGGCGCAGGCTTATGTTACTGGTAAATTTACTTTTATGGCAAACAAAAATTATATTAAAAATGTGTGGGATGCGCACGGGTACCCAGGACCAGTAGGTAATGGTATACCTCTTTTCAACCCGTCAAATCATAACCAATAATAATCAATAAACTTAAAATAAATAAATAAAAGTGAATAAAACGTTTTATTTATTTATTTATTGTCATATTTAATGATACTTCATAATCTAAACACTCAATTTTATTAATGATAATCCTTCTCAAATTCTGCATATTTTGTCGTAATGAAATTATAAAATTTTCACTATTATTATTAGAAATTAGTTTTAATAATGAAATGTGATATATTTGTTCAATATGCTCTATATATGAGTTATCAGCATACTTATTTTTAATAAAATCAATTGTATATAAGGAATCATTATAATTTTTATTTTTTACAAATGTATTATTAATAAATTTATGGTAATCAATTAAACAAATAATTAACTCATTACTGCTACTTGTTGCTAGTTCTAAGTTATAATTTTCTAAAAAAGTATCCCCATTATTATTTGAACAACTCATACAAAATGGCATAATAGATTTTATTTTAAGTAATAACTCTTTTGTATTTTTTTTTTGATTATCACTTGGATTTTCTGGATATATAGTTGAAAACGAATGTAATAAATGCCAAATAACATGGTAACATCGTGTTTTAATAATATTTGAGAGTAACAATCTTTTAAAATTAGATATTACAGTGGAATCATTATTAATTGAATTACATAATAATTGGTTTAATTCGTTACTAACTTGTTCCATAATGTATTTAATATATTAATAATATATTTTAAAATAATTTAAAACTTTTACCAAATATATTAATAAACATGGATTTAATATACAAGAAAGATAAAAATGGTAAAGATATATTATGCAATGAAGATGAAAGACACCAAATCATGATGGAATGGGAAAAACCTTATATGGAAAAATCAATTGAACTCTTGAATCCGTTTGGTAAAGTATTGGAAATCGGGTTTGGATTGGGATACAGTGCAACAAAAATATGCAGTTTCAAAAATGTCAAAGAGTATAATGTAATAGAGTGCATGCCGATTGTATGGGAAAAATTTGAAGAATTCAAAACTGAACAACAAATTGCAAGACCTGAACTAAAAATAAATTTAATAAAAGGTAGGTGGGAAGACGTTTTACAGACGACGGAAACATTTGACTCCATATATTTTGACGACTATGTGTTGAATTCAGACATGGATATAGGTAATAGAAGAATGATAAAAGATAGGTTTTCACATTTTTTACAGAAAGTCTTGCAAAATCATACAAGAATTGAGACTAGAATATCTTTTTATTCTGGTGTAAATTGTATAGAAATGTACAAAAATATAACTTGTATACATGTAGAATGCAGCGAATATAAAATAGAGATTCCAGGCGATTGTAAATATGCAAAAGGGAATAAAATGTATATTCCAATTATAACAAAGACGTCAAATGCAGAACTTGATTTAAAAGATAAATTAATTCCCGCTAATAATGTCAATAATATGCAGAAAATAAATCCGGAAATTCATGAAGAAATAAAAAAAGAAATTGAAATACACACCAAATATAAAACATTGTTTGATGATATACAAGTTCGCAGTCCGTCGTGCGGATTAATTGTTATTGATAATTTTTATAAAAATCCACACGAAACGAGGAAATATATTTTAACCCAAGAGTTTTCTGTTCGTGGAAATTATCCAGGGCAAAGAACTATTTCATACGCGACTCAGCATTTGAAAGACATTATTCAAGGATATGTCATGCCGTTTGGTGGAAAGATTACAGATTTTCCAATTCCAGATAAAACAACAAATGCGAACATTTACAACGGGTCTTTTCAATACACCACTTCTCGAGACAGGTCTTGGGTTCATATTGATGGTTATAATAACTGGGGCGGAGTTTTGTACATGACTCCGAATGCGCCGCTATCATCAGGAACAGCATTTTACAAGTTCAACGACGGAGCAGAGTGTCAACGAGACCAAGATATTTTAGAAAATAAAACCCAAACAGACACATTTAGTCAAGATATGACAAAATGGCAACTGGTGGATCGAGTGGGGAATGTTTTTAACAGGCTCATATTATTCAATTCCAAGCGATTTCACATGTCGATGGATTACTTTGGTGATTCAAAAGAAAATGGAAGACTTTTTCAAGTGTTTTTCTTTTCAACCGAAAAATGATTTATGACGGTTCCTTTTACCCCCTCCCTTGTTCAAAAGGGATAATCTGCGAAAACCTTTTTGAATAAAATTTATTTTTATATAATTGTGAAAATGATTGTGATATAATAATAATTAACCTAAACAATTTAAACCCATGGTTAGATATATTGTAAATAGTTAACGCATTGTGTAAAAATGCCATCCATTGTCATCGTTGAAAAGAATGGTGATTTGAAAGTACGGGAATATAAAAGCACAAATACAGACGAATTGTATAAAAAATGCAATTTAAAAAAATCGGAAGGATTTGATAAAGTTACGGAATGGGGATATTCAAAAAAGGGCGATGGTCGGGTTACAGTTGAATTATGGGCACGAAGTGAAGGTCAGGCAAACCAAGAGAATAAATATGATTTTCCACCACCTGTGGATTCTGAATTATTTTTTGGAAGTTGTGCACTTTTGTTGAGAGATTCAAATATGAAAATTATTGATTTGACAGTTGAAAAATGGAATAAAATATATGAGCATTTATTTGGTGGGTTTGAAACACTTGCAGACAATGCGGATGAAGATGATGAAGAAGAAGATGAGTTGGCAAATGTTCCATCAAGTATGAAGACAAAGGATGGTTATTTGAAAGACGGTTTTATTATTGAAGATGCATTAGAAGATGCTGATCCCGATGCTGAAGAAAATTCAAGCGATGATTCTGAAGATGATTGCGAGTCGGAAGGGGATGAAAGTACTGTGTCGACAGACGAAGAGAATGAAGACGATGATGAAAGTAGCAATAGTAGTGATGATTCTTCAGAGCTTAATTCCGAAGAATATAATTATTCAGATGACGATAATGATGAAGAAACGAAATAAAAAATATGAATAAAAAATATGAATAAAAAATATGAATAAAAAATATGAATAAAAAATATGAATAAAAAATATGAGTAAAAATAGTAATAAAAATAGTAATAAAAATAGTAATAAAAATAATAGTGTTTACATAAACAATAACAATCAATAACAATATATAAAAAAATTGAATATAAAAATATATATTGTTATAAGAGTAAATACCTAGACCGCCACCAACAGACCACCATCACAAACCATTCTATAAAATGATTCCAAAAAATCCCGACTCTTTCAGACGAAATATACAAAAAAAATTATCAGAAAAAATTGGAGACGAAACGGGGAGCATTGGGCTAAATCTGGAGAAAGGAATTTTTAATCGAACGCTTTTAAAAGCAGGAGAAATGAATATTGTAAAAAAATGGGACAATATCTATTTTGTTCAGCTCTACACAGACTGGTTGAAGTCCATTTGCATTAACCTTGAAAATAAAGACGTCATGGATATGGTGAGAACAAAAAAAATCAAAGCTCACGAACTTGCATTCATGACGCATCAAGAAATGAATTCGAAAATGTGGAGCAAAATCATTGAGGATAAAAAGAACAGAGATAAGAATAGGTATGAATTGAAGATTGAAGCGTCAACTGACTTGTTTACTTGTCGCGCTTGCAAGTCAAACAAATGCACATATACGCAACAACAGACGCGTTCGGCAGACGAGCCAATGACAACTTTTGTCACATGTCTCGAATGCGGTAAACGTTGGAAGTGTTAATTGATTGTCATTATTTATTCTTCATTTAAATCCTAAATTTATAATTTATTTTATTTTTTTTTATTTTTTTTTATTTTTTCTAGTTTTACTTCGATTACCATATTTACAAAATTGTTTTTGTGAGAAACCTCTTGGTCGATTACAATTTATACTTTTTTTGTATTTTAAACTCCATTTTCCTCCGACTAACTGTTTCATTACAAATAAAATAAAATAATTAATTATAATATCTACGTATAATATAAAATAAACAATTAATAATAAAATACATTTTTTTCAATAATGAACACTAGAAAGTTATTTTACGTGACGTTGATTATTTCTGTGTTGGTTCAAATTATTACTGGAATGATTGAAGGGTGGACGGTATTAAGTGTGAACGTTCCATCGCAATATACTATTATAAAGGAACTTTTATATTTGGAACTGTTTGTTCAGGCAATTGAAGGTTTATTTTACATTTGGCTAGTTTATAACTTCACTAGTGTAATAAACGTAACTCCAAAACGGTATATTGACTGGTCAATTACAACCCCAACAATGTTGACTACATTGATTTTTTATTTGATTTATTTGAGATACAAAAATGAAAATATGGATACGACAAAATTGCAATTTTATAATTTACTACATGATAATGCAAACACATTGTCAAAGATAGTATCTTTGAATTGGTCAATGTTATTTTTTGGATATTTGGGAGAAATGAAAATATTGTCGACTGTATCAGGTGTTGTATTAGGGTTTGTTCCATTTTTAATGTATTATTACATGATTTATCAAAAATATGCAATTAGTAGTGGACCACTAGGAATAAAATTATTTTGGTATTTTTTCTTTTTCTGGTCATTGTATGGTGTTGTTGCACTACTACCCTATAATTTGAAAAATTCTCTATACAATATCTTAGATTTATTTGCAAAGAATTTTTTTGGGCTTTTTTTGAGTTACATTATTTTACTAAAAAAATATTAACAGTATTCTTTTTTTTTTATTCTTTTTTATAATATTGTATTTACACTCTTGAATACTTATTCACAATACCCACTCATAAAATTCATTCATGAAAAGTGTAGGATAAATAAACTCGTCTTTTGCTCGTTGTGCTTTAATAAATAGTGACTTGTCTCCAACGACGTAAAATGTTGTTTTACACCTTGATATTGCCGTGTAAACTAATTTTTTGGAATTTTTATTCATTAAGCAAAAGTTGTGCGCAGGAGAAACAATAAACACGATTATATTTCTTTGCAATCCTTGCATTTTATGTACACTGCTTATGTAAAAAGGCATGAATGCGTCTCTAACATCTTCGACTGAGAGGTCCGTTTCGTCTGTTTCTCCATCGTATTTGACTGTATAAGTGTAGACAGTTTCATTTTTTCCATACTTATTTTTCATTTGTTTTACAGTCTCATGAATAGTGCCAACATCACCATTCACGCGAACATTTTTTTCATCCTTGTAGTCATTTTCAGTTCTTATAACTAAATCATTCTCGTGAAAAATGTGCGTGTGACCATTTTCGTAACGTTCCACAAACAATTTTTTGCCATGTGGATTTTTTATTTTTTGAATTATTGGGTTGAGAGCGAATACTCCACCATTTTTTTCTCGTTGAACAGACATTGTGTGAATGTCGAATTCCTTGTGAGGAGTCGTCGTCGTCACTCCAGGTGTAGTCATTTGCAAACGGTGCTGATAATGCTCTTTTTCATATATTTCTGTAATTACTCTCTCGAAATCTTCAGGCGTTTTTGCTTCAATGAAATGAGAATACGCATTATCGAAATCGTCAAAGTGAACGCCATTTTCCGTGTTCATTTTTTCAATAATACTTTTCAGGTTTCCTTCTTGTCGCTTTATATTTGTTAAAATGGTCGTGTTGAAAATCTTGGATTTTATAATAGATTCGAAAGGAGTTCCTGCGCTAATCGGCGGAAGTTGTTTCACGTCTCCAATCAAAATGAGGGAAGAACGAAAGCATTCGCATGCAGACAGGAGTTTTTCAAACAGGAACAAATCAACCATTGATGATTCATCCACAATCATAATTGTCGGTTTAAATTCACCTTTGTTGAATGTAAAATTGAGGGCTCGATGTAAAGTTGAAAACATGACTTTATCATCAAATTTTGAATCATATTTACAATATACTTTAAGGTTTTTTTGTGCTAGTCCAGTTGGAGCCATGACAGCAATGGAACTTCCCATCTCAAGTTGATAACCCATGATACAGTCAACAATTGTGGACTTTCCGGTGCCCGGAGGGCCAGTAATATTGAACAGTTGCATATTATTCAAACGACATCCCCTTTTGATTGCTTCAATTTGTTCTGGTTCAAATTTGAAGGCTTCTTTTTTATTGCTATGTTGTTTGAGTGTATATTTTTCAATGTAAGCATCAATCGCTGCGTCATTTTCTTTGGAGTAAATTTCTTCTTTTTCATGGTAAAACAGGTTTGCAACTTTGTCTGATAGTTTTATTTCAAAGTCAATAAATTCTTGGGTTGTAAAATAAGACGTGGTTCCAAATATCTTTTCAACAATGAGCTTACTGTCTAATAAGAGCGACTGTGCTGCTGAATTCCCACTACGCAGTTTGAATTCTTTATTAAACTCCATTTCGAGTTGACCGGTCTCGGATTCAGGAATATACAGTTGATTATTTTGTTTTGCCATAAAGTAGTCATAGATCCACGCACGTACTCGCTTGTCCAGTGGAGGAATTATTTTTTTTTCATTACAAATGTCCATAGCATTCTTGTAAGATATAAACTGGTTTTCAAATGTTATAAAATCAAAGGGATTCAAAAGTAAATACTCGATTGGAAAACTATTTTTTGACTTTGAAGTGCAAACTTTTACGTGATGAAAGTATCGGTAAAGTTTTTTTGGTTTTACCTTGCATGTTTCAACAATTTCTTTTAGTGTCTTTTTTACTGAATCTTGTCTCGAGTTGACGAAACGATTGTACTCCATTTTCACAATAGAGTCATGATCCATAAATCCTTGTGTTTTCGCATATTTCGTCACAACAAAATAGTCCTTACAGTCCTTACCTTCAAGTCTCGTTTTTCTTTTTGCCTCAGACACGAGGTCTTTGTATACACCATTGTGATGAATTTTATAGTATGCTTTAAAGTATGACTCACAGAGCGAGTCAATCACTTCTTCTTCTTTCGTTTTTGTATTTTGTTGTTTTTTCACACTGTTAGTATCGGTCGGAGCGGTCGGAGCAGCAGCATCAGTGGTAACAGCAGCATCTGGAGGAGCAGCGGCAGTAGCAGCTTCACGTTTTCGTTTGAATAGTCCAGGAGTGACGGTTGGAGATGACTTTGTGTTCAAGGGAAAGAACATAGAGGGTAATAATTGTTGTACTTTTTCTGTTTTTTTTTGTTTAGAAGAATCGGCTCTCAGCATGTCACGTTTATATATATTTTACATTTGTTATAATAAAAAAATCAATTTTTATTATAATAATTTTTTAATATAACTTTTTATAATATCGCAAAATTAAATAAAATAAACAAGTAAAAGTATAATAAATTGATAAATCAAATAAATCAACAAATAATTTCAAGGTCTTGCAATCTCCACAGTTCAGAACTACCGTTGGGTAAAGGGCGCCGAATAATAAATGGCAGTTTTTTATGTTCCAGTTCCAGCTGCGCAATAATGTACCCGTCGATGATTGTCGGATTCACATCAACATAAGGTTTCGCGCCTTCATTTAGTTGTTTTGTTCGAATTCCTAAAACTCTTGTTTTTTCGTACTTTGTTAAAAATGGTAGTGTTTTGTGATATGGGTCAATGATTGTTCCTGCATCATTTCTAGTGACGCGTGACATAAATTCAGTTTCTTCATTATTGTAAGACAAACTTTCAGGGTGAAAAGATGCAATGTAATTTTTTTTCAGTTCATTATCGAATTTTTGAAGATGATTTTCGTCGTCGTCATCATCGTCATCATCGTCATCGTCGTCGTAATTTTCATCATCCTCATCAACTGATGACTCAAATGAAACCACTCCTTCTCCTTCTTCTTCAACATCAACGTCTTCTCTCTGCCGCTTATTTTCTTTTTCTTTTCCCTGCCCTCCTTGCCCTCCTTGCCCTCCTTGCCCTCCTTGTCCTTCTTGACCTTCTTGTTCATCATATATGTCCGACGTCGCGTCTGAATCTGATTCTCCTCCTCCTACTATTTCCATTCCACCCCCTGACAATGTTGAATCATCAAAATGTACGCTACCATTTTCGCTACTACTGTCAAAACTGGTATCAACATCAGTATTGGGCTCAGAGTCCATTTTTTTCATGTCTTGCATTTGTTTTGCTTTTGTGAAATGTAAATGTGTCTATATTACATATATAAAATTAAATATTTCTATTTCAATTTTTTATTTTATATATAAATAAATAAAAATAAAAATATAAAATGACTTTTTTGAATATTGAAAACCATGAGTAAATATGTGTAAAGCTAAAAAAATAAATATGCTTCAGATAAATTCAACAGTATGACCACCCAAATTAAAAATGTAATACATATACATTGTAAATATTTTCAAGATGCGTGATGATACTGTTCAGTGTTCCACGTGTGTTTACAAGTTGTGCACATGTAGACGAATTTCAAGTTTGTGTCATCGTATCTAATGTATAAAACAGTACATGGAACATCAAGCGTTTTATTTGTCTCGCATTCCAAGTTGGGACACTTCATTGTGTTAATTTGAGGTAGTGTTGGGTCTAAATGTGTATACTCGTTGACAAAATTTGATAGTCGACTTTCTGTTTGTTTGAAAAATGTTTTTGAAACACAAACACTGGTGTCTGAGTTCTGTTCTTCGTTTCCGCAGTTTCTGCATTTATTGATGAGTATTTTTGAGGTGACTTCTTTTTCTTCTTCTGAAACGGCAGGAGCATCTGCCATTGTAATGTAGTACATGTTTCCGCATACTTTACAAAATTGCATTTTTCAACGACGTTTTGTGGTAGTTGTTGTTGTGTATCTGTGTATCTTGTATATAAATAGTTATGTTATTTTATATTCAATTTAATTATTAATATATATAGTAAATATGTTAATAATTAAAAAAATATTTAAATATAAAAATATGTAATAAATATTGATTTCATTTTTAAATGATTGTTAATTTTTCAAAGAGAGATATCAACTGTGTATAATCAATCTTGAATCCAAATAAATAAAGAGATGAGTGCACAATTTCAGGGTGAAGTATGCGTTCCTTATTTTCTTGCAGTTTTTTCATTATAATGTCTTTATTTTCAAGGTAATGCGCCTTCATAATTGAATAAAAATAGTCTATATAGTCCTTCTCTTTTATAGGTATGTATTTGCCGAAGTTTTCAATGCTGCATAAAAGTTCGTAAATTGAAAAAGAATAATTTCGGAATTCAACAAGATTGTGATAGTTACAAAAGTCAGGATTTTTTTTTGTTATACCCGGTTCATGTAAAATGGGTTCATTATCCATAATAGAAACCAGAGTTAGTAATACGGAAGAAATTGTTTGACAACCGCTCCATTTCTCTCCACGCCACGTATTCAAAATGTCAACACAAACCTTACCAGTTTTGTAAAAATTTGGATGAAACCGTGTAGTTCCATCGTTTGTGTAATAATGAAGAACGGGAGGTGAGTGAGGATAATCAGTTGGAAATACGAATTTAAAATAATAATATCCATTTCGATAGAGTGAGTCCTTAGGACCAATAATTAATGCCCAACCCTCTAATATGTCAGTTTCGCTGTGTTTGTAATATATTCCTTGGTCATGTAGCGGCGTTTTTATAATTTGGCCAATGTCTTTTAACAGACGCTTGACTGCATCTTTTGAAATGCTAATGGGTTTTACATCACTTGCCGTCGTAGCGCTCGTCGTCATTGTTGGTAGTGCTGAATTGTCAATAGCTTCGGTGGCTGCTTTGTCTTGTGTTTTTTTACAAGATGTCATATGATTCTGGAGAGAAGCGTCTAAATATCTACATATGAATACATTTAAATGTTTATATCATATTCATAATTATAAAAATATAAATTTATGAGTATCTAACCTTCATACCTTGTAAAAAAATAAATACATAATTATGTAAAAAATATGAAAAAACACTTTTTATATTTTTTTAAAAATTGATTTTTAGGGATAAGTGGATAAACAATAAATAAAAATTGAATTAAACTTATCTCAATATATAGTATTAACAATGGCAATGGCAAAAGTAAATGTCAAAGCAACTTATAATTTTGCATCATATTTGTTGTCATTATATATAAAGGAAGGTGAGAAATGCACGCACACGCGGTTGAAGAATGCGGACTTGGGAGTCAAAGGTGGCGCATATTTAATAACGGAATCAGAATTGGAAGAATTTTATAAAAAGTATTACCAGCACGTCTTTGTTGAAGGGAAACAAGAATTCTTGACAGAAATTCAGCTTCCGGATGCAGGACCCATCCTTGTAGATTTTGATTTCAAATATGATGTTGGCATAGATGAACGCCAACACACAAAAGACCACGTTGTTGACATGGTATTGCTTTACATGAATGTTCTCAAAAAAATCCTACACATTGATGCAGGAACAGATATTCCTGTATTTATATTTGAAAAAGAAACAGTAAATTGCAAAACCGAATTGACAAAGGATGGAATTCATATGATAATTGGAATTCACATGGAACGAAAGCAGCAAATGTATCTTAGAAGTATGATTTTGTCGGAGTTGCCGAGTGTGTGGAGTGACTTACCCGTGACAAACTCGTGGGAAGATGTCATTGACAACTCAATTACAACCGGAAAGACTGGGTGGCAACTCTACAACTCTAGAAAACCGGGATGCAAGTGTTATCTTTTGAAGTATCACTTTGCGTTGAAACTTAATGAAATGTTAAACTGGGAATTTTTAGAAAAGAAGGTAACAGATTTCAAGTTTGATAAAGATTTCAAGTTATTGACGGCAAGGTACACCGGTCATCAGTCTTTTCGGTTGGTCGAAGAGTACACACAAAAAATTGAAGAAATGTTTAAATCAAAAAGGGCGTTGGTCTCGACATCTGGAGGAAGTTCTACGCGCGTCAATATTGTAATGGCAACATCTTTGACGCCGTCGTCGATTGATTATAATTCAATTACCACTTTAGACCAGCTGAAAGCAGCAATAAAAATTATTATGGACAACTTGGAACCCAGAGAATATGATATAAAGGAGACACACAAGTTTGCAATGTCGCTTTCAGCCAAGTTTTATGAGCCTTATGAAAAATGGATTCAGGTTGGGTGGGCTCTAAAAAATACAAGCGACAAGTTATTTTTAACCTGGATTCTTTTCAGTTCGATGAGTGAAAAATTCAGTTATGAAAAGATTGGGGAATTGTACAGGCAATGGCAGAAATTCAGGACAGGAAAAAGCGAACTTTCAAAACGCTCAGTGATGTTTTGGTCAAAACAGGATAACCCTTTGGAATATAAAAAGATTTCAGAAGAAACGGTTGATTATTATATTGACCAGACGCTTGTAATACATGTAGGTAAGACTAAAATTACGGAAGCATCGGATGTTGATTTGGCAAATGTTTTGTATCACTTGTACAAGGGACGCTTTGTGTGTGTGAGTATAAAGCACAATGCGTGGTTTGAGTTTAAGGACCATCGATGGTCTGTGTGTGACTCAGGAACGTCTCTTCGTTTGTTGATTTCAACTGAAATGCTCGGCATATATTCAGAACGAAGCATGAAGTTGTTGGATAGTTTGAATGAGTATGACAGTACTTCAGAACAGTTCAAGCACATACAGGAACGTTCGAAGCGGATGACAGAAATTTGCAACCAGTTGAAAACAACAAGTGTTAAAAATAATGTGTTACGCGAAGTGCGTGAATTGTTTTATGATAAGGATTTTATTGAAAAAATGGATTCAAAAACACATCTTATGGGGTTCAATAATGGTGTCGTGGATTTTAAGGAAAAAGTTTTCAGACCAGGACAGCCGTATGATTTTATTTCAAAGTCCACAAAAATAGACTTTTTAGACTCGTATTTTACTGGGTGCAAAGAGTTTGAAACAATTGAGCGCGAAATCATTGCATTCATGGAGCAGTTGTTTCCGTCACCGGAGTTGCGCGCTTACATGTGGGAACATCTTGCGTCATGTCTTATTGGTGTGAATCGTGACCAGACGTTTAACATTTACAATGGGTGTGGAAGTAATGGAAAATCAAAGTTAGTCGAGTTGATGTCACACTGTTTTGGAGAGTATAAAGGAACAGTGCCTATTACTTTGATTACAGAAAAACGAAACAAGATTGGTGGAACTGCATCTGAGATTGCGCAACTGATTGGTGTGCGATATGCGGTGATGAATGAGCCGTCGAAAGGGGACCGTATCAATGAGGGTCCGTTGAAAGAACTCACGGGTGGTGATCCAATTCAAGCGCGCGCACTGTATCAGGAAATGGTTACATTTGTGCCGCAGTTCAAGTTGGTTGTTTGCACGAATGTCATGTTTGATGTCAAGAGTAACGATAACGGCACATGGAGACGCATTTGCAAAGTTGATTTTGAGTCTTTATTTTGCGAAGAACCAAAGTCTGATGACCCTGAAATGCCGTATCAGTTCAAGATTGACAAACGATTGGATGAAAAACTTGAAGGATGGGCGCCGGTGTTTATGGCAATGCTGGTTCAAAAGGCATATCAAACGGGAGGTACTGTTGCTACTTGTGAAAAGGTTAGACTGAGTAGTAACAAATATAGAAATAGCCAAGACTATTTGTCAGAATTCATTCGAGACAAAATCAAAGTATGTCCTGGTATTAATGATAAGACTGGAAAAGCGTTTGATGTGAAACGAGATGAGTTGAATCAGGAGTTCAAAGATTGGTATATGAATAATTATGATAAGAATGTGCCCAGGTTTCAGGAGTTGCATGACTACATGGATAAGAAGTTTAAAAAGATTGCAAAGGGTGGTTGGTCAGGATGTAAAGTGATTTATCCAAATGATGATGAAGATGAAGAATTTGACGATTTGTAAATAAAAAGTATTTGAAGTCACACATGGTGGTATTTTGAAATCACATTATGATGTTATAACAAGTAGAAAAAAAAAATATAAAAAAATATAAAAAAATATTTTTCTTTTTTGTTTTTTCTTCTTCTTTTTTCTTCTTTTTTTTCTTTTTTATTTTTCAAAACGCAAGCAAGGGGTTACCACACCTGTGGGGAGGCAAGCAAGTTCGTTCACTCGAGATTTTTTTGCAAGGTGTGCCAAGCATCCTTTGACTCTTGGTCGATGGTGACCATTTTGTGCGCCTCGTACTGTTCCGGCGAGTCGTAAAAGTAGGTCATTGGAACAATTCCACTGCAGACTACAACCTTCCACAAGTGGTCTTCTTCAAATGAGCCAACATTCCACGGGTACTTGACTCCAGTGATTGCATTCACGATGGGAAGACCCATCCTATTGGATGGAAAGGGTCCTCGAAAGACCTTTTCTTCCTTCTTTCCTCCGTTGCCCTTGTAGCCGTTGCCCTTCTGGCTCTTGCTGTTGCCGTTGCTCTTGTTGTTGCTGTTGCCGTACATTGTTGTTGTTGATGCTTCTGAGACGATTCACTGCAAAATGTCAAGATATAAATTGAATTTTCAATTTATATTTTTTTCATTGTAATTTGGGAAGAAAAAAAAGAAAAGTTGAAGTTAAATCAAAATTATTTTACACCTTTGCACATTCAAAACGCCAATTTTAATATTTTTTTCTTGATTTCAATTTTAATTTTCTTGACTTTTTCGATTTTGATTTTAATTTTCTGGACTTTACTTTTGATTTTTTTTTATATCCTCCTTCACGATTTAGCTTTATACCAGGCTGAACCTCAGGAGTCTTTCGAACAACACTTTTAATACTGTCTGTTATTATACCCTTTACTTTTTCTTTTAGTAAATCTTCTTCTTGTACTTGTACTTCAACTTCTTCTATAAATTCGTCTAATTTTTTTTGGCTCGTTTGTTTTTTCAAATTTATCTTTTTCAAAAGACCTTTAGGATTTTCTACAACTACTTCATCTGGTAATGGTTCGCCATTCCATGAATAATGAGTACCTCGTAACATGGTTTTAAGTCCAGGGTTAAAGGATTTTGCTAATGTGCCTTCACGCTCAGTTAATTTTCTGGATTTTTCATTGTTTTCTTCTATTTTATTCTTATTTTCATCACTTGAAAATATATCATCAATATTGTCTTCAGAAAGAAAACTTGACCACGTAAGATAAGTTGATACAATTTCATTTTCAATTCTTTTAATTGTATCAGATATACTTAATATATTATTAACAAGACCCTTATTTTTTACATATATATTTTCATAACATGTATATAGTTGATCAGATTTTAAACCACTACATGTTTTTGTAACAAAAGATAAAAATTTTTTTTTATATTCTATGTAGTTGCGAGTAATCTTATCATAAATATATACTAAATATTTTAATTGGTCGACTGCATCTTCAGTCTCAGTAATCCAGCTCATTAAGTTTTATTATTAATATTTTATGAATATTATAAAGTATATGTATATATTAATTTATATATTAATTTATAATATTATTTAGTTATTTATTTTTTTTTGATTTGAAATCATTGAATGATTCAAATAGTGATTTGAAAACAGAAATACTTTCTAAAATGACTTTTGAAATAAGTTCTTGCACTTTGGGTAGTTCCATTTCATCTTTGAATGAAACAATAATGTAACTATCTAACGCATGCGGGTGCGGTTTTTTGAATCCGCAGAATGAAACGATTCCGTCAGATTGTCTGTTATAGTAATTCGAAAAGATATAAAACTCAATTACTTTTCCTAGAGTGTAATCCTCTCCAACCAAGTTGATTCGAAATGAATTTTTCATGGTGGTTAATTCGTGCGCATACTCAATTGTCGTCGTTGCATTCGTTTCAGCATTTGTTTCTGCAGCGTGTTCTATGCTAGCCAACAGTTTTTCACATTTCTTTATCATAATGTCGCAAGCTTTCGTAACAAGTTGAACATTAGTATATACGCCAACAGTCTCAATTATAAAATCAAAACTATTTGGAACAAATATGCGTTGGGCTTCAAGAAGTTCCCAGTTTTTTTTTTCATTTTCAATAACTTCTTCAATGGAATCGGCAGACAACGACGACGATTCCAGTCCTTCTCGAATCGTTTTTTCCTTTGCTTTCCATTGTTTTTCAATTTCTTTGGTGTCAGGCGTACAACTGTAAGCGCACGTGTGCGCCACATTATACATTCCGTCAAATTTTGCATTTGAAATTTCAAGAGTGCAAGTAAATGCAAGTGCTTCTCCACTGTTTGAATTGGAAGAAGAAATGTTAGGCAATAGTCTAGCAAATTCAATGTAGTCACCGGAAATTGCATCGGGTGGGAAAATTTTACGAACAGTTGCTTCAGGCAGATATTCGTACATGACATCTTCATCGGCGTCTTCATTTCTTGAACGTCCTGATTTTTTTTCAATTTCTTTTGCTTTTTTTACTTTAAAGTCTTCAGTTGTAACGTATCGAATTGTATCTGTTTCATTTTTTACGTCAACTTCCACGACATAGTTCTTGTACTCGTTGGCGATACCATCAATAGTGTGTAAATGATGTATTGGTATACAACCGAGCCTCTGTTTCAATATTTCATTGTGAAGTCTCGTCGTGTTAACCGTAAACTCTGCTCGATTTTCAGAATGAGGAAATGTTCTAAATACGTATTGGTTTATATCCGACAGAATGATTCGTCGCAAAGCATTTGCAATTGAAACATCGCAATTTTCCAACGTAAATGTGAGTGTAAATTCGTTATTGTTATTGTGTTGAGAAATGATGGGTTTACTGGTTCTAGTTTTGGAAGAAGAAGAGCTCATTACAACAAATCCAAGTTAATAATAATATATATTCATAATATTAAATCAATTTTTTTAATATTTATTAACCGATAATAACAAAAAATATTAAAAAATAAAATGATAAATAATTTATTTTAATAACTATTTAATATTTATTATTATTTCAATATAAATAGTTATTGCGTTGTTACATTACGTATAAAAATAATTTCAGTTTTTTCTAGAATAAATCATTTTTTATGAGTAGCATTATCTACTATAGTAATTTTTGTGAGAAATCTAAAAAGTTATTACAGACTCTTTCTAAAAGTGCTTGTAGCAAAGAGATTCATTTTTTGTGCATTGATAAACGAGAGAAGGCGCAAAATGGAATCACATATTTGATATTAGATAATGGAGAAAAGATTTTACTTCCTCCGCAAGTAACTCGTGTTCCAGCATTACTTTTGTTGAACAAGGGAAATCAGATTTTGTACGGGGACCAAATCATGCAACACTTGTCTCCCAAGGAAATGGAAATAAATCAAATTGCGACTAATAATAATGGAGAACCGGCGCCCTTTTCACTAACTAGCGATTTTATGGGGCACGGTGTAACATCAGACACGTACAGTTTTTGGGACCAAAGCAGCGACGAACTTTTAGCGAAAGGCAATGGCGGTATGCGCCAAATGTACAATTATTCAACGGTTGACTATTCAAATACTGGAAGAATAGAAACTCCACCTGATAACTATACCCCAGATAAAATAGGTCAGGTCACGTTGGAACAGTTGCAGCAGAATAGGAAAATGTAAGAAATATTGTAGAAAAATATAAATTGAAAATATTTTTTATAAATTCGACTTTTAACAGTCTCACACCGTTAACCCGTTAACCTTGTTCTCTCTGCAAATCAAATCATGTCACTAGATTCATGCGTATATCTTGCTCATCTTCCTTCTCCTCTTCCTCAATATGAATACGTGGTGAGACCTGGCGCTCCTGCTGTAGCACCAATTTTCAGAAAGCCGTCTCACCTGAAGAAATGGGAATCAAACGAACTCAAAGAAAATAAAAAGTATTCGAATGAGATTTATTATGAAAAATTGAGTGCATGGAAAAAACAACACAACTGGCACGATGTTCCACTCATGACATCCATGACAAAGGAAGAAGCTGACAAAGGATTTAGAGAAATAAAAAAATACGAGTTGGAAATAAAAGAAGAAAAGACAAAAAAGGAGGAACAAGAGTCGCGAGGCATTGAGTATGTCGCGCCTTGTATATTTAGGTACTTGATTCCACATGATGCAGATGATGCAAGAGCTGTTGGAACCTTTTATTTGGAATTTTTGTCCAAAATGATGTACAATCGTGCACATGAATTGTGCGCGTGCACGACGTTTGGGGAATTTGAAAAAGTGTATGAACATTCCACTAATTTAGAAAAAGGATTTTGGTTGCTGGGTTTGAGAGAACGAACTGCGCGTCATGCACTTGCAGCATTTTCTGTTGAGTCAAATTTGTTTCCTGGCAGAAAGGCGCCGGCGTCGGCGCCGACAACCAGCACCAGCACTAGCACCAGCGATGACGACGACGTGCCAACAAGAACATCTAAACGACGCAAAACTTTTTGTGAAAGACGTGGAAAATTTGGCATTTGTGAGGTGAAAGACTTGGAAACGCTTGGAAATTCAGCTCCAATAGTGTGGTACATTTCCCCTGAAGAAATGCGAAATATGAAAAGGTTCGAGTTTTGTTTTGAAATCAGTCCAGAAGAAATTCAAGAACTTCATGATATGGCGACTGTGGATGAGTGGTGGGACAACGAAGGATACAGTTATCCTTGGTAGGTTAGTTAGGTCGGCCAAGTCGGTTGGAAGGAATAAATCTAAAACCGAGTCGAACCGAGTCGAACCGAGTCGAACCGAGCCAAACAATATGTGTCTCATCGCATAATGCAGTTTTTCATTTTTTCTTTGTATTCTGACAATCCAATATTTATTTTCATATTTGAAAATGTAGAACCAAATATAGTATCATTTGAACTATTTTCGATGCTACTATTATTATTATTATTGCTACTGTTATTGAATTTATTACGATGTTCGTGGCTTGCGCGCGCATGTTCATCAATATATTTTTTAACAGTTACATTCAAATGTAGTTTCAATTTATCAATATTGTATCCCTTTTTGGCAGAAACTAATGTCATAAAGTCAAACTGTGTTTGGTTGATGATGTCCTTTGGAATTTGAAAGTCATTATTCAAGTCGTGTTTATTGAATATAAGAATCAGCTTAAAATTTGGTGAAAAAAGTGTCTCATTGTCTTGAATATATTTATTCCATTTTGAGATTTGTTCGTCAATATTTTTTTCAATATCAATGACGACAATAATTATTTCAGCAGACCGAGCATACAGTGGAAGCAAAGAATGGAAACGTTCTTGTCCTGCTGTGTCCCATATTTCAATTTTGATGTTGTCTTCAACTGTGTAAATTGTATATGCCGCACCAATTGTCAAGTTGGTATCAGGATTGAATGTGTTGTGTGTCATTCTTTGAACAATGCATGTTTTTCCAACTCCTGAATTTCCAAAAAGTACCAACTTTATTTTTTTGACCATTGTTTTATTTATATTTATATTATTATTCATATGATTTCTCTCTGTATATATTCATATATATTGAAATATAAAATATATATAACTAAAAAATAATATAAAATTTATTTTTATATATTATTATAATACACATATAATAGACATACATATACATAATACAACACATAACAATATAAATAAAATGACAACTGTAAACTGTTCAGGCGAATCAGAATCAGTAAGCAAGTCGTTGATTCTAAAGGGATTTAATCAACATTTTGAAGAGTTTATAGAAGACATTCAGAGTGTATTTCCGGATGATGATGAGGTTACAACGATGAAAAATTTACTATATATTATGAAAAAGACAAATCCGAAATTAATTTTAGAAACTTGGAATTCATATATAACGATTCCATACAAAGAACCCATTGAACAGTCAGATATTTCTTTTTTTATCAATAAAGATTATTCTGATTTGGATATTGTAATTACAGACAATGTTTCAAATTTCATTGAACGTTTGCGAGGATATGTGCGAAACATGACAGAACATGATCAGGAAAAGTCAATGCAGTATGTGAAAAATTTATGTAACTTGACAAAAGTTTATTATTTAAGTTGAAATAATAATAAATATAAATATTTTTATAAAATTATTAAATTATAAAAACACCATTTAAATACTTTATTCTATGTTTTATTATAATTTGACAAAAAGTAATTAAATTATAATAAAATGAAAACTAGTGTTGAAAAGGGTGTTGAAAAGGGTAAGGATATTCCTGATGAATTTAAAAAGGTAATTTTTGATTTCATTGTAGACATTTCGAATACTTTTCCTGAGTATCAAAGTACGTTGCAGTTATTTTTGGATGCGTCTAGAGAAAGAACGGCCGAGTCAGCTGCCGCCGCCGAATCAGTAAATGTTGTTTCTATTTTGTATGAATACTGTTCCAAGGTATATCCAGAGAGATTTTTTGATATTTTATACAAAAATGATAAAATTTTTGATAAAGAGGATGCGGCAAATGTGAATGTGAATACGCATTTTTTGCCAAATATTGATTTTTGTGTTTTATGGAATACCGAGGGAATAAGTGACACAACTAGAGAGACGATTTGGAAATACCTTCAACTCATTTTGATGACAATTATCACAAACATTGAAGATAAAAAATCATTCGGAGATGCTGCAAATTTATTCGAGGCAATAAATGAAAATGAGTTGCGCAGTAAGTTGGAAGAGACCATTCAACAAATGTACAATATGTTTGAGCCGAATTCTAGTGCTGAGTCCGAAACAAATACAAATACAACAAATGATGAAAGCAATGAAAGCAATGGGGGGAAAAAACCTTCTTTTAATTTTTTTGACTGGGCAAAAGACCTTGGCGAAGAAGATGAGGATGATGGAAATAAAGGTACAAAGGGATTTTCTTCAGCCAATGCAGAGTCAATTCATGAGCACATTTCAAGCATTCTGAATGGGAAAATTGGAAAACTTGCAAAAGAAATTGCAGAGGAGACTGCAAAAGATGTCGACTTTGACATGGATTTTGACGAGTCTAAAGGTGATGGTGTAAATTTTCAGAATGTATTTCAGAAGATGTTTAAAAATCCTGGAAAGCTCATGGGTCTTGTCAAAAGCGTTGGTTCAAAACTGGACCAGAAATTTAAATCGGGAGAAATAAAAGAAAGCGAATTAATGCAAGAAGCGAGTGACTTGTTAAGTAAAATGAAAAATATGCCGGGAATGAATAACTTGACCGACATGTTGAAGAAAATGGGCATGGGAAATATGGCAGGAAACATGGGAGGAGGAGGAAAAATGAATTTTGGTGCCATGCAAAGCCAGCTGCAAAGAAATGTTAAGATGACAAAGATGAAGGAAAGAATGCAAGAAAAACTTGCACATCAAAAACTTGCACAGCAGCAGCAACTGCAACAACAACTGCAACAACAACAGCAGCAACTGCAACAGCAGCAACCGCAACAAAAAGTACATACAGTATTTAGCACTGGAGAGATTATAGAGCGAACTCCCATCGATACAAATCCGTCGTCATTCGCACATAATCAAAATAAAAAGAAAAATAAAAAGAATAAATCAAAAAAATAAAATAATTAAAAATAAATAAATAGTATAAGTAGATATATAGATACATTTATTCACCATCCATATTATAGACATTATAGTTATATGACAACAACGGCATCAAACACAACATTGACGCAGACGGCTTCCGATGTTTCTTTTTCCAGCAGCGCACCTGCACCACCCGCGTCCACAAATATGAATAATGAACAACCCACCACGGTTGATAATAGTGCTAGTGCTAGCAACAGTAGTAGTGGCAACAATAATTTAGATAAGGACAAGGGTACTAGTACTCAATTTTGGACAAATCAACCTTCTGTTCTATTTGATAAAAATGAAATGTCAGATTTATGGCCAATGCCGCTCATGTCAGTCGAACAAAAGTTGAATGCAATTACAAGACTTGTTTTATTATTAACTATTTTAGGATTTTTGATTACAAAAAATATTAATATTATTTTCACAGGTTTCATTACTTTAGCTATTTTTGTTATGTTGTACAATACGCAATACAAAATAAATACTTCAGCTTCATCTTCAAATAGTTCCGAACAAAAAAAAGAAGGATTTGTGAATTCTCAATTGTATAACGCTTTAAAACCGCATTTAACAGTTCCGACTATTCAAAATCCCATGATGAATGTGCTTCTACCTGAAATTTCGTATAACCCTTCACGCGACGAAGCTGCACCTTCCTACAATTCAGAAGTTGAAAAGGAAATCAATCAGTCAACTGAAGGGTATGTTGTTTTAGATTTTGAACCAAGAAATCTGACAGAAGCTGAGAAACTTAGAAAAAAACTATTTGCAGATTTAGGAGATAAATATGAATTTGATGATTCAATGAGATTATTTTATACAAATCCGAGCACCACGGTTCCAAATGACCAAAAGGGTTTTGCAGAGTTTTGCTTTGGAGATATGATTTCATGCAAACAAGGTAATGAAATGGCTTGTCAACGTTTTAATCCGCGGTTAGGTAGTGTTTTGAATTAAATAAATAATGGTGTATTTTTTTTTTCATTTTTTTATTATGTTTATATATACTATAAAAATGGCAACAGTAAAAGACTATGTTTTTGATAAAATGGCAAGAATCGGAAATGATACATGCGGTTTGAGTCAAAGAAATGTTCAAAATATGAATGCTGGGAATTATATGGTGCAGAATTTTTTTTCATCTGACTGCACAATGGCAAGACCCATAGAATTTGCGACCAGCCAACCGGGTATTTTTTTCGAGGGAGGACATCAAACCGGTGCAGGTGGATGCAATATTGACATTAACTCGCAGCTTTTGAACGGGAGCATGAGCACACATCCGAGGTGTAAAATTTCATTAAACCAGCGACCTTTCGTTACGGTCCCTTATTTAGGTAGAGGTGAATGTAATCCGCTTTTAGAATCCAAATTAATTCAAGGAGATGTTACAATCAATAAAAGAAGTGTTAACTTGTTGTCAGAACAATGCTATTCAAATTATCTCAATTATCCGCTTATTCCATCGATTGCTTCGACAGTGTCAAATCCGTCCAACTTGGTTGAAGGCGTCGCCGCAGACGGATGGGTCCGTGGAGGAATTCCATCTCGCGAAATGTCGCGCGAAAAAGCATATGCTTCCTGCAATTACAGTCAGGCACAAAATTAAATATAATTATGGGTCATGAATAAAATAATGAAAATTTATAAATAAATAGTATAAATAAATAATTATATAAACATTTATTTATTTAAACAGTATAACGTATAACAACATTAGTATGAATAGTTTATTGAAAATTATTAATGGGAGCGAGTAACTCGAAATTTAAAATAAATTACGAAGACATGCAGTTGGCATCTAAATATTCTTACACTTGTAACAGTGACAACAACGGTAACAATCATAGTAGGTATGCAATTATAAACACGCTTGACCCTCTTTACCAAACATGTTTGATTCCAAATACAATTCCGATAGCTGAAGAAGAAGAAGTTATAAATGATATTATAACAAATTCAAAAAAAACAAAAATAATAATTTATGGATTGAATTCAAATGATGAAAAAGTATATTCAAAATATGAACAACTTATTAAACTAGGAGTGAAACATGTCTACATTTACATTGGCGGCATGTTTGAGTGGCTTCTACTTCAAGACGTGTATGGTCGGGAATTATTTCCAACAACCTCGACAGAATTAGATATATTAAAATATAAACCTCGAAAAATTCTGGATATTTTATGCATCAAAATGTAAAAAGGATGTGTGTCCGCATTTTACCAAGCGCATTCGGTCTTCTCGGTCTTCTCGGTCTTCTCTATACGGATGATGCTGCGACTGTTGTTGGTTACCATCAATGTACGTTTTCAAACGATGCATCACTCCAAGTATTTTTGAAGTGCGCAAGCTATTTATAAACTGATAAATGTCTGCACTATAATCATACACATGTGATTCAACATCTGCATTCAGTGTCAGCGTCGGAATTGTTATATTCGACGAAGAAGGAGTGTTCAACCAGTCATCATGATAGCGGTTGCATTTTTCCAAGTACTCATAACTAATGTTGCTTTCCCCAGGTCTGCTTCTTTTTTTAACTCTGTTCATGCAGGTGTTGGTGCTTGCTTTGAAGTAAACAATGCATGATGGCTCGACATCTTTTGCGAATGCGTCAAACCATCTTGTGTAAATGATGTATTCATCATGTTCAATGTCTTTGGAATCATAAAGCATTTTTGCAAACACGTATGCGTCTGTCAAAAGACAGCGCTCGGTAACAATAAGCTTCACTTTCGGAGTTTTCAATGCTTCTCTTATTCTTAGCAGCCTGGTAATGTAAGCCATCATTTGAAATCTGAACGCATACTTCTTGACATTGACATACAAATTGGTCAAAATGGGAACGCCATTTTCATCTTTCACTTCTTCCCAGTCGCATGTTGGTTCATCAACAAATATTACAGAATCTTCTGACATTTTTTTCTTTCTCATCAACAACGTTACGTATTCTTTCAATTTTTCCTTACCTGTTGTTTTTCCCGAACCAATGTTTCCTTCTATTGATACTATCAAAGATGATGACGTCGACGATGATTTTGATATGCCGTTACCCATTTTACTCGACTCTTGTTGTATCGACTTTTGTTGTATCAACTCTTGTTTCGACTCTTGTTTGACTTTACTATACTTATTAAAATTATTCAATTTTTATTTATATACAAAATATAAGTCAGCATTAAATAAAAATTGATTATAATACTTGATTATAAAATTGTTTATAAAAGTTACATAAACATATAAAGTTAGTTACATTAGTCAATCACAACAGCAGGAGAGATAAAAAGCAAATAATTAATGACAAAAATACAAAAACAAGAACAACAAAATAATAATGTAATAAAAAAACATGATGAAATAAAAAAATCAAAATCAACCCAAACTGTATTATCATTATCAGATATCAATCATATCATGAGTGTGTCAAAGTACTTGCAATCATTTTCGAATTCTGTGGTTGACGATGACAATGGCGTTCATGACGTTCATCACGATGACGACGACGACAACGCGTATGACCACGAAACAGATGATGATGAGGTTGAAACAAAGGAATCAGCACCGGTGTTATCAGATGACGACGTTGGAATGTTACACGAAGAGGCATTATTTATCATTGACGAATTTATTCATTCAAATCCTCTTTTATTCAGCAGTCCTGATTTTGAAAACATGGTATACGACCATGTGCAATCCATGTTGCACTATTATATTAAAAATTCAATGGCAACTTGTGAAGAAGAAGATGATGCTTATGTTTATGACAACTACGACAATGAGAACGGCGGCGAATACAGTGACTCCGGCGAAGATGAATCCACTATATGTATGCAAATCGACGAAATCGTGAATGTTGCAATACACGACTATTTCAAATTTATTCGTCCTCATCGTTCATACAAGTTTTCATTCATTAGAAAGTCTCCAAACATTGAAAAAATGAAAAAGAAAATAGAATTTTTGAATTTGCTTTATCAACCAGAACAAAAGACAGATGAATGGTATAACCACCGACATGGACTTATTACCGCAAGTTCGGTGTGGAAAGTGTTTGGTTCACAGTCAATACAGAACCAGTTAATATATGAGAAATGCATGCCATTTGATCCAACAAAATATAGCCGTGTAAATTCAGAGTCATCTTTACATTGGGGCCAAAAATATGAAGTGCTTTCAAAAAAATTGTATGAAGAAATCAATGGCACAAAAGTTCAAGAATTTGGTTGCATTCGACATCCAAACCCGCAGTATTATTTCATTGGGGCTTCGCCAGATGGAATAAATGTGTGTCCGTTATCACAGCTCTACGGTCGCATGCTTGAAATAAAAAATGTTGTGTCCAGAGAGATTACGGGCACTCCAAAGGAAGACTACTGGATTCAAATGCAAATTCAAATGGAGGTCTGTAACTTACCTGAATGCGATTTTGAAGAAACAAAATTTACCGAATATGAAGATGAAGATGCATTCAATGCAGAGTCAACCGAAGCAAATGACTCTTCTAAATGGAATTATACTACAAGTGGAAAAAGACGAGGAGTTATCGTATACTTTTCAAAAGATGAGAAACCGTTTTACCAGTACGCTCCGTTGACGATTACGACCAAGGCGGAGTTTGATGCGTGGTTTGAAGAAACCATCAATACGTACGAAACTCTTACATGGGTAAAAAATATTTACTGGAGACTGGACGTTTATAGCTGTGTCCTTGTTTTGCGAAATAAGGAGTGGTTCAAAAATGCAATCGTAAAAATAGAAGAGTTATGGAAGACAATTGAAACCGAAAAACAAACCGGATTTGAGCACAGAGCCCCGAAGAGAAATGCGAATGCGAATGCAAAGAAGGAGAAGGAATACAATTCTGAAAACGGGGTTATGGGAACAATAGAGAAAGTGTGTCACCTTCATTTAAATATTTGATAATAAAAACAGAAAAATTTACTTGAAACATTTCACAATCTATAGGGTTCAACAATTGTTTCCGTAAATATCTGACGGTGCATCGGCATCAAACGCGTAAACATTGACGCGCGTATCTTTTGATGAAAAGGGAATCATTGGAGGAAAATGTGGAATGGTTAAATTTTTATTTTCGTATAATGTTCCGCACATGTTTGCAGGGCTGCATGTACCGTTGTTCGGTGTTGCCCAGTAACGAACGTTATTCGTTCTTTGAAGATAACTATTTGGGAAAATAGGATAATATGCCGACATGGACCTACTATCTAAATCCGATAATCCTGGTTCTTTTTGAAGAGGATAGTCTCCTTGTAACAATGGTTTCGTTACGCTCACTGGAAATTCTCCCGGTTGAAGAAGATGCGAAACAAAGTTCTCTCGAGCCGGTGTAAAAAAGAAGGAGCCAATCAAAGCCAGTAATAATGCTAAAATTAAAAATAAAATGTTGTTTGTTTGATTTGTCATACCTGATATAGTTAATGAGATATCGTTATAAGTATTATAATATAAATATATAATATATTATAATATTCATTTTTTTGAATGAAATAACCAAGTAACAAAATAATTATTTTTCACTTTAAATTTATTTAAAATGATTTATTTTGGCACAATATCTGCTCTTTGTTTGATGCACTTGTTGTCTACATGAAATGATGGAACATCTTTTGTTTGCGGAACAATTGATAAAATGCACTTTGCTTTATGTCCGTAAAGCGGTTCGGTGCATCCTTTTTCTTTTTTTTTTGCAAAGTTGAATATTTTTGGAGGAGGGTCATTCTTTGTGCATCTTGACCTAAAATGTTCATATCTCTCCCGCACATCACAATAGGTTAACCCTGATTTTTTATCTAGTCGCTTATTCACAATCTCATGAAGACGATATATGTATTTAGAAAATGTTTCTCTAGATTTCAAATGACACTCACGAATCGGGTTTGCTTTCAAATTATTTGTTAAATTAATCCGACAGTATTTACACGGCAATACGTACCGCAAACTGTAGATAAAATCAGAGTAATGTTTTTTATCTTCTGCTGTTGGGTTTACTGGGTAATTAAAACTCATTGTGTGTAAAAAATGCCACATAGGAGGGCCCCAGACCGATGTAAGCATTCCATCTCCGCTATTATAATCTTTTTTTGAAAATACATATCTAGATTGTGTTGATGACCCTGAAGATTTTTTTTTCGTTTTATTTTTATTTTTATTTTTATAGAGTTTACCTGTCTTATTTTTCATTTTTTCATATGTTGTTGTCATAATAATACGAATGCACAGTGTTATATTCACACAATATTAATTTTTTTTCATTAAAAATAATTAATATTCGTATGTAAAAAAAAAAATTTATATATTATATAATTATAAACATATATAGCAAATATCAGAACATACCATAAAAATGTCAGTTTCAGCAAAATCTGTAAAAACAGCATTAGAAACAATATATTCTAAACGATACATGATAGTAATGTTACTAGTCGCGTGTTTATTTATTTGGATTGGCGTATATGTTTATAAAACATATGTAAGTTCATATTTGGGCTCTTCATTGGAAGGTTATGCATCTGGAATGGGAGATAATGCTCCATCTACTGAAAATGATAAAACTGCCACACTTTACATGTTTGGAACAAGTTGGTGTCCGCATTGTAAAACAGCTAAACCCATTTGGGAAGAGTTTGTAAAAAATAACCAAAATTCAAAGTTTGGCAATTATAACGTAGTATTCAAAAGTGTTGACTGTGATGATGAAAATGAAGGAAAAAAACTTGCAAGTGATTATAATATAAAAGGATATCCCACTTTTAAATTAGAACGAGGACCAGGAGACATTGTCGAATTTGAAGCAAAACCAACATCTGACAATTTTACCAACCTTCTTCAAACGTCGCTTACTTGAAGGGAGGGGAGGAGGGAGCGGGAGTTAAAGAGGGGCGTTAGCTGCCCGTTTAGTAATAATAATTTTCTTCTTCACAGGTTCTGCACCCTTGGGAACGAGCTCGCCGATCACTGATACTTGTTTATCATTTAATTCAAAACGCTGACCTATTACGCGGATGCAAATAAAGTCTTTTTCATTTACCGAATTGAATTGTGAGTTAGATGAATGATGGTCGCGCGATACATATATAATTACGGGCGACTTTTTCTCGTCTAAACTTGTAAAAGCTCGTATACCTGCCTGTGTGATATTTTTCGCATAACAGCAGATTCGCATACCTTCAACCGGACAACAAATGCTACACTCATAAACAACCTCAAATTCAATATATTTACTTGAAAGTGTTCCGCTTGAGAACTTTATGATGCGAACAGATTCCGGCTTTACATATCCTTCAACAATGCACCTACCTTCCACTTTATTAGAAATTGTATTTTTTATAGTCGTTTCCACATTTGAACCAACAAGAATGAACGGAATCACAACCTTTGTTGTCAATATTGTTTTTGAATACAAGTCAGGTTCTTCTGGTGTTTTTTTTTGTATACTTGACGATGACGACGACGACATTATACAGTATATATAATATACTCTATTATATATTCTTTATATTCTCTATATTTTTCAATTTTTTTATTTATTAATTTTTTTTTAATAAACAAAAAATAAAATTACAAAATTACAAAATTACAAAATCATAAAATTACAAAATCATAAAAAAATCAATTCAGTTTTTTGACAACTAAATAGAGTATATTGCTTCAACCATATGAAGATTCCATCTTTTATTATTTAATTTAATGTGATTATAAAATTGGAGAATAATTTCTTGTAATATACAATATGTGATTTGTGTGAGATTTTGAGGTATATCGATAGAGTGTTCAAATTTATATTGTTCCAAAATGTCTTGTAGCGTGCGTTTTTTTGTTGGAGATGTACTACACACACTTCCGCGATTTTGACTTTCTTTCACTTTAAATGCAACACCATCTTTTATAAACTGCGTAAATCCCAAAAACTGCGCAAAATTTGTTTTATCAATTTTGAATTTACTGGTTAACTGATTACGCTCATCGCTCGTCAATTCACTTTGATTAAAAAGACTCCACTCATCTGTTTCATTTTTTTTATAAAATATTGAAATATCCTTTGACACAGTAGCAGGTGCATCTTTTAAAGGAACAAACATGTATGCACCAGACTCACCTTGCATTTTTGTAACAAACCTGTTGAAATACTTCAGTATGTTTTTAGCGCATGTCGGAGCAAATGTATCTGCCACATATTTTGCCTCTTCATATGCTATCTTCGTTTTCGAACTGGCTTCATCTTTTATTTTTTTTGAAATATTCTCTATCTCATTTAAATGAATGATCAACGTATTCATTTCATTGAATGTCAAACGGTCCATTACATGAATAAAAACGTACCAGTACACTTCATCTAGCTGTATGACTCTTTCGATTACATTTATCATTTCGCTGCAATAAATATACCATATTCTATCTCTCGATATCATTGGTATTGCGCCTGAAATTAATTTCAATACTGGATCTTGTGCATCCGCTATATCATTTTTTATTTTTTTACTCAGCACTGTATTTATAGCTAAATTATATGTGTATGAAACATTTGAAATAATATTTTTTACATATTCATACTCCTTGATTTTTTTTACTTCTTTACTCCCAGTGTCGCTTTCTCTCTCGCCATCCCCATCCCGTAATGCACCAACGTTTTCAACTTTTACATTAACTTTATCGCGTTTGAAAGGGATGGGCGTGCTTCGTTCAAATACACTAATGGTTTTATCATTCAATTCAACGGGTTGAAAAAGATAATAATCTCCAATATTTATCAAATTTCCGTATTTTCCATAACAATCCGAAATATACTCGTTTTTATCACTTATCATCTGTGTGAGTGCAAAATTAATTTGTAACTCCGAATACGTTTTGACACGATTTATAAAGTGAATTAAATCTATTTTTGTGTAAAAGTGTCTCTCTTTGAACGCAGATTTTATGATTCTAATAATATTTTCAACATTCATCAAAATAAATGTTTCATTAAATGTCCCCATATTGACATCTTGCTCTTTCAAATTGGCGTTTGGAGTGCATGTATACTGACAACTTTTCATATAGTCGCATGTTGATGTAAATGGCTTGTCGCCTATTCTATAATTAAGTTTTTTTCCAGTTGATAGTGTTAACTCAACTTCGGTGTCAATATTTTTCTCTGTAAAATTACTCTGATTTATATTTAAGATGCAGTCGACGGAAGATTCTTTTAAAATTCTGCTAACAATTCCCATTTTAACTGCTTTTGTTTCAGAAAAGCGATACATTGCTAAATCTGCTGATTCTTTTCCGCTTTTCAAAATAGTTGCATGTAAAAAAATTTGAACATTTCTTTTATCAAAAGGTAAATTTTTATGGCTACATGTTCTAACTCCGCGACCTATAATTTGTTCAACTGCGCTCATGTTGTACCAGGGGTCCATGACATGTATTTGGCGAATATTTTTCAAGTCAACTCCTTCTGACCCTGACTTTGAAATAATAACAACTTTACACATCGAACCGTCGAGATTTTTATCGGAACGAAGTGCGTTGATTTCTGCGTCATTATTCGGTGAAATGTATTGATTACCGGTAATTAAAGCATACTTTAGTCCATTTGATTTTATTGAAACGCTATTTGAAAAAAATGATTTTGATGACACATTTTCATTTTTGTATCTTGTAAATCCCAATTCTTCCAACGCAAGCGCCATTGGAATTATTCCACTCTCAATGAAATAAGTGTATATCAGCACAATCCCTTCACAAAAGGTACTTTTAGACGGTACTTTTTTATTATAAGTTGAAACAATATTATCACATATGGATTTTATTTTTGAACTGTATTCTCCAATTTGCTCTGGTGAAAATATTCGATTTTTCGAATTTTTATATACATACTGACCTTTTTCTTTTTTCATTACATTCAATAATCCTTTCTCTCCATACGTGTATTCAAACTCTTCTTCTTCGTCGTCGTTCTTGAATGGGTATGTCATATTCAAAATTTGTCGAAATGATATCAAGTCATTGATTGTGTATCCTGAAAGCGCACTGTTATCACCAATATCGCCAATCTCATTGTACTCTTCCATAATGTCACTTTTCGGGTCAACATCTCCGATATTTACTCTCCTTTCTTCGTGTTCCTCCATTTTTTTCAATTTTCTCTCGTATATCTCATTTTGATGTTTTCCAATATGGGTAACATACACATCTACATGTTCTAATCCAGGAACCGTTGTTTTGTCGTCAAACGTAAACTTGGGATAAGAAATGCTTCCTCTTATTTTTTTTTCTCCATTATAAACCTCTTGCTGTTTCAATGCATTTTCTTTAGAAAATTGCGATGGAAATATTCGATATGGAAATGTATACGGATTTTCACCGCGCACATATGATATATATCCAATAGATGCCTCTTTTAATTTTTCTTTGCCAACCTCTTTTCCTTGAACAACCAATAGATTATTATTAGAATCAAACAAGTCGCTTGAATGGATGCGAGGGCGTCTGTCATTTACTCTCATTAAATTCAAAAGCCATACAATTTCTTTTGGATCATTGAACATTGGCGTTGCCGATAAAAATAATAATCGCAAATTTTCTGCATATTTTACAAGGTTCATCAAATAAGCTGCATCTTTATTGTTAGATTTCAAATTATGAACTTCATCAATAATTATTAATCTATTATTAAAAAATTTTCTCATTTTTTTTATTCCTTCACGACTTATTTTGATTTTTATTTCCGCTTCTTCTTCCGCTTCTTCTTCCTCTTCTTCCTCTTCTTCCTCTTCTTCCTCTTCCGCTTCCTCTTCCGCTTCCTCTTCCGCTTCCTCTTCCTCTTCCGCTTCCTCTTCTTCCGCTTCCTCTTCTTCCGCTTCCTCTTCTTCCGCTTCCTCTTCTTCCGCTTCCTCTTCCTCTTCTTCAGCCTCTTCCTCCTCTTCCTCCTCTTCCTCCTCTTCTTCAGCATTTTTTTTACCCTTTTCGTCCTCTTTATTCACAATTTTAGATTTTTGTATAATTCCTTCACCACTAATCAAAGTTCTTATAATAGATGAAAATTTTTGATATCCAAAAAACATGTATGATTTTTTTATTATTTTACCAATTTGTTTTTTTATTTTTAATTTAATCTTTTCTTCCTCTAATGCATTCCCAATTTCTTCTTGATCAATTTCAAACAAATGTAAATTTATCTCTTTCAAATACTTACTGCCAGTGCATCCGTTTATTGTCCATTTTCCTGATTCATTTCTGTGTAATTTATTAATATCGAATAATTCCTTTTTGAAATTATTTTTCACATTGATATTTGAAACAACGATTATTTCTTCTTTTATTCCCATTTGATTCAAATATTCTCTCATATTTTCAGATACTCCGATGGCAGAACACGTTTTTCCGGAACCTAGACCATGATACAAGAGCAAGCTATTGTATGGCGTTTGAAATGACATGAAATTTTTTACAAAGTATTGGTGTGGTTGCAATTCGTATGTTGCATTGCACATTTTATCAGCATGTTCTTCCAGTTCTTTATTTCTGTAAATTTTTTCATTATTCATTGTATCATAAAATTCTTTTTTTTCTGATATTTTTATGTTGAAGTTTTCATCATTTAAATCGGGATAAAGAAAATCATTACTAGAAGAAACACTTACACCTGAAATTTCATTTTTGCGTGGAATTATTTTTATTTTTTTTTTTGCTTGCACTTCTTCTACAACTTCCACTTCCTCCTCCTCTTGCTCTTCACCAATGACCCTTTTCGCCTTTTTCGGTTTTATTTTAATTTTCATAATTTTCTTTTTCTTTGAAGCACATCGATTTTTTTCAGTTTTATAACATGCTTCATCATGCGACGTGGCATTTACATCAGGATTATAAATACACCTTTCGGTTTCTTCATTGTACTTGCAAAATAATTCCCCGGTTTCTCCGGTTTCCCCGGTTTCTCCTGGTGCTGCTGCTACTGCTGCTACTGGTGCTACTGGTTCTGCTGTTGCCACCTCTTTTACCTCTTTTACCTTTTTCGCCTTTTTCGGTTTTATTTTAATTTTCATCATTTTCTTTTTCTTTGAAGCACATCGATTTTTTTCAGTTTTATAACATGCTTCGTCATGCGATGTGGCATTTACATCAGGATTGTAAATACACCTTTCGGTTTCTTCATTGTACTTGCAAAATAATTCCCCGGTTTCTTCTGGTGCTGCTGCTACTGGTGCTGCTAGTTCTGCTGTTGCTGCCTCTTTTACCTTTTTCGCCTTTTTCGCCTTTTTCGCCTTTTTCGATTTTATTTTAATTTTCATCATTTTCTTTTTCTTTGAAGCACATCGATTTTTTTCAGTTTTATAACATGCTTCGTCATGCGACGTGGCATTTACATCAGGATTGTAAATACACCTTTCGGTTTCTTCATTGTATTTACAAAATGTTTCCCCGCTTGCTGCTGTTGCTGCTGCTGCTTCACTTTCCATAAATGTGTATAATTATACAAAATTAAATAACTTGAAAATGATAATCTATAATATAAACAAATAATATATTATAGATTTATACTCATTTTTTTCAACAATAAATACAACATTTAATCATTCAAATCATACCGCATGTATCATAAATTTATTCAAAGTATTGTTAACACTTGTAATTATATTTTTTTTTTCAACATTATATGGTCGGATTATTTTCATGCATTCTTCATATGATAACCACTTCATATTTTTTACTTCTGACTTTTGATAATCATTTTTTTGTAAAGTCTCTCTGCTCATGTATGATAAATAATATTTATTTTTATATGACTTAATGTTTGACCCGATAAATATTTCTTCAAATGGAACCACATTATTTATCTGTTTCAAACAATATTTGTCATATCCTGTTTCTTCTTCAAACTCTCTAAATCCACAGTCTAAATCTTTTTCTTGATGATTCCTCCGTCCTTTCGGAAATCCCCACTCTGCCGTTTCCCAATTTGTTGTTGACGACGAAACAATGCTTTCTAAATTATATTTTACACCCGACGACATTTCAACACCATTTTTTAACTGTAAAAATTTACTCTTCGAAACCTGCTCTTCTCCTCTGTATTGTATTCCAGAGTACTCACCCCATAGTGACGACCACAATTCATCAAACGATTTTGTTAATATGTCATTTTTTTCATATATTGTCATTTCATCAATAATATTTTTGATATACTGGTAATTATAAAGTGAATATTTTCCGCGAATAAATTCTACATAACCAAAACTATCAGTCCTTTGAATCATCAAATACTCATACTTATTATCATATTCTTCACACTCTTTTTCACTCATTTCTTCCTCCATTTTTTGATACTCGCTCGTTTTTCGAAACGCAATGACACCTATACTCGTAATGGGAACACTACAATTTGAATACATGTGACCAATTTTACCACAGTTGTTACAATAATTTCCATTTCCGTGACCGCTGTTGTTACCATCGTTATGAACAAACTTTTGCATGTTTACCTAATTTTATTTTAGTTTTTACTTTGTTAAATATTATTTTATAACGGATAATAAGTTATATGTAAAAGATAAAATCTTTTTATATTGTTTGAATACAAACACAAATCAACCAACCAACCAACCAACCAACCATTACCAAATATGAAAACCACAGCCACACCAACAGCCACAACCACCACTTTAGACCCTAACGTATGGGGTCCGCACTACTGGTTTGTGTTACTCACAATCGCAACATCCTATCCTAAAAATCCCAACGATGTTACAAAAAAAAAGTACTATGAATTTATTCAAAACTTACCATTGTTTATGCCATCCAGTGCAATCGGCAATAGTTTTAGTAAACTATTAGACACATTTCCAGTTACTCCATATCTCGACAGCAGAGATTCGTTCATTAAGTGGGTTCATTTTATACACAATCGAATCAATGTTTTGTTGAATAAAGAAGAAATATCCCTTCATGATGCTTTAGAAATTTATTACAATAACTATAAACCTAAACACGTTGTCGCGAGAGAAAGATACAAACATTGGCAAAAAATTGTATTTATCATTATTGTAATGTTATTTTTGGGATTTATTAAATACAATATGAGTAAATCAAATTAATTTTTACAATGGCTCAGATATTTTATAATCCAAGGAGATAATTTGTCCCGATAGGTAGGTTGGTCGACCATTTGAGCCTCCAACTGTCCATGTTTCAAAAGGTAATTCTTGATATCTTCAGAAATTTGGTTGTTCATGTTTTTTATATAAATTATATATTATATATATCTTGAAGTTCAATTTTTATATATTATTATTTTAATATAGGCAAACCAAATATTAAATTCACCAAAACAATAAATAAAAATTAAATGTCAATAACGAAAAAAAGAAAAATGTATATGACCGGAGGAATTCCAATATATCCAGGAGGATTTAGTTGCGTATTTAAACCACAGTTGAAATGTAAATCGAAAAATAAAAATAAAACACGAAGGAATTCAAGTCAATTCAATAAGAGGTCGGGTATATCAAAATTATTATTCAAAGAACATGCAAAGTTAGAGATGGATAATATTCATTTGTTTTATAATGCTTTAAAGCGTATTCCAAAGTCTCACAAGTATTTCCTTTTGACGAAATCAAAGATTTGTTCGCCTGCAAAAATACCAAAGCGCGACCTGAAAGGGTTTGACAGCATGTGTTCAAATTTCACAAATAATGATGTATATGAGTCAAATATAAATGCAAATATTGAAAATTTGCGATTGATAAATATGCCGAACGCCGGAGTCTCGATTAATGAGTGGCTATCAAACGCAGAGCTAACCAATGCGCGAATCATTCTTTTTAACAAGATGATGTCAGAACTCATTACAAATGCCATTGTCCCAATGAACAGAGTAGGCGTAATTCACAATGACATCAAGGAAGATAACATTTTAATAAGTTCATCAAAAACAAACCCAAGACCAACCATTATTGACTGGGGAATATCAGGTATATCAACATCACATAATCCTATCCCAGAAATTATTATAAATAGGTATATTTCTGTATCGAATCCATTTAGCAGCATCATTTTTACATCAGATTTTATGATAAGTTATAGTGGGTTTTTAAAAATGCATAATAATCCATCATCTCCTTCATTTCGCGAAGAACTCTCCTCGTTTGCACTTTCACAGTACTTGAAATTTAAAGATATTGGACACTACTCGCATATTGAACGATTTTTTATTGCCGCGTTCACCTATAAAGAACATTACATGACCCATTCCCATCAAGATGAACAATATTACAAATCCGAATTCGAATCCGATGATTTTCACAGTAAAGTTATTGAGAAAACATACCACAGGTATGCATCCGCATACATTACTGACGTGTTGATTCATTTTACCGACTTTGACACAGCATCAGGAGACGGAATCCCCAAATTTCAATATGCTAAATATTTTACTGAAGTATACATATTCAATTGCGACATATGGGGAGTTATGTGTTGCTACAATATATTTTTTTCAGTTGTAAAAGAGTCTAGAATCATTCAACACGTCAACACGACAAAGTATTTCAATTTCCTGGCGCGACTTTTATCGATATTTACCAATCAAATCATGGTCAATGGTCATGAAAAAATTAATGTTAAAAAATTAACTAACTCGATTACGAATTCATTTCATTAATTTTTCATTGATTTCATTAGAATGAATGAGTGAGGGAGGAGTTTACACAAATTGTGCATAATACGATGAGGTGATTATAGAACTTTTGTGGTGAGGCATGCCGTCATCATTATCATCATAGAGTGATGGTTCCACATAAGGAGCGCAAGATGATTTTTTCGCAACAACAATATTAACCGCATTGTTTATAATGTCATTTACAATTGCATCCACAGTTGCATGTATGTTATGAGCATCAGGAAGAGCATCAGGAAGAGCATCAGGAAGAGCATCAGGAAGAGCATCAGGAAGAGCATCAGGAAGAGCATCAGGAGCATCAATAGCAAAAACAGGATTTGGTGCCACTTTTTTTCGCATTTTAATTATAACATAATCATCTTCATCAAATTCATATTTTTTTTTATTTACATTTGCACTTGCATTCACTATTTCATTCATTTTTGTTTTTTGAACCAAAACTTTATCTTCTAAATATTCTTTTATTTCAGATGAATAATTCGCAGTATAATTCAACAAACTACTCACAACATTTACAACATGATAAACTCCTGTAATCAAATAATACTGAGTATAAAATAAATATTTATTTTCTTGAACATCTTTTTCTTCTTTATGAACTTCTTCTTCTTCTTTATGAACTTCTTCTTCCATTATTATTTGTATTTGTATATTATAATAAAAAAAAACCTTTATTATAATTTCAACTTTATATTTCTCTTCATGAAAAATAAGTATTGAAAAAAATATAAATTGAAAAAAAAATATATATTTTTATTTTTTGTAGTTTACAAGATTTTCAGAGATTATGGATACTGCTGCTAGTCAGCAGCACATGACAACAGTAACAGCAGCAGCAGCAGCAGCATGCGGCGGAGGACAAGGACGAAAGGGAAAAGAAAAAGGACAAGGGCATGAAGCTTGCAAAAAACAGCTTATGCTTCTTCAAAAACAAATGAATGATGCGCTCAGCAACAAACGCAGCGATGAAATGCGCAAAATTGTTGATGACAACTCTACATTGATTGCAACCACACGAGAAAAGGGCATTATCACCATGACGTTGCGATTTGCAATTCAAGAAAGCGACAATGCATTGATTGAATCATTGTTTGGTCGCCTATCGATGAAGCGTGACTATTTTGAGTTGATGGTTTACAAAGGTGACCCAGCGTACAGCGCTCATTTATTTGAAACATATGTCGATTTCGCATTGTTGGAACAAAAAGACATTCGATTCATGATTGAAAACGGCTTGACCCAGTTGCTTCGTCACTTGGACGGCAAATTTCTGCATGATGCAGGTGGAACCAAATCTGAATTTGAGAAGTCTTCAACTCTGCGTCGCTACTCGCTTCAAAATTGCGGTCACTACATCGAAAAAATCATGAAAGTCATCGAGAATAACGTGACGAAAGCCATTGCGGAAGATGAAAAGAAAAAAAAGAAAAGTCACCTTCCTCACGACATTTTGAAAACCCTGCAAAAAACTTTCGCCGCTTACGATATTATAGTTGACGGTGGAAGCGTTTTACACTCGCGAAATGGTCAGCCCAATCCAAATGATTTGCGCAAAATGATTGACTTGTTGAAAACGCGCGGGCATTCGCCGCTTGTTGTCATTCACGCATCGCACACCAACGTCAAACTGAACCCGACATATGCCCCAGATGTGAACAAAATTCTTGAAAAACAAGATGGTATCACTTTCATTACAACTCCGTCGGGTTTAAAGTTGAACGATGACCTGTTCATTCTGCTGGCATACTTGACTCGTACAGACCGCGGACTTCCATGCAGCATTATCACGCGTGACACATACACTGACCACATGGACACTTTCAAAAACACGCAAAAGAATGTGTCGGATGACTTTGGCAAGTATTTGGCAACTGACTTGATTTCATACACGAATGATGCATTCGGCCAAATGCACGTGCCTCCCACCCAAACAAAACCATACTCCAACTGCATTCAAATCGTCGAGCCGTATGCATACATTCCGCTACTGCCCACAACGCCAAGTATGCCACCCCCCGAATTTAGTCAAATACTTTTGTAGATTTCATATTGATTGAGGGAGTGGAGGAACCCTCGGGTGCAAATTGTGTGCGCCCTAATTTTTTTTTCTTAAACATTATATATACAAACAATAATAATGCCGGCTGCTAAATCAAAATGTGTAAAACAGACCCAGAAAAAATATACGACAAGGTCGTCCCCTCCTTTTCCTGCCAACGAATGTAAAAACCAAACAAAAAAAGGTAATAATGGAAAGTTCTTTAAATCAGTCGAAGATAAAAATGGCGTTTACAAGTGGATTGCATTAAAAATTACAAACAAGACTAGACGTAATTAACTTGAAATAAATTATATATATTTATTTTTTTAATATTTATTTTATCTCTCTTCTCTCTTGAACCCTGAATACAAGTTTTTTTCCAAAAGTAACATGGATGTATGAATTGCTCGGTTTAGGATTGTATGGATTTACGATGGCTCATTTTAGAGAGAAGAGAGATAATTCAAAAATCAAAAAAAAAAATAAACAAAAAAAAAATAAAAAAATAAAAATAAAAAAATAAAAATAAACAAAAAAAATAAAAAAATAAAAATAAACAAAAAAAATAAAAAAATAAAATAAAATTTACAATATTTTAATTTATACAAAAATATAAATTATAATAAAAAATTATTATAAAAGTTTAATTATACAATACGCACACAAGTATGAAATTCAAATTTGAGTTCATTATTTTTATTATTACCGCCGCATTAATTTTAAATACTTATTATGATGGAAAATATTTTAAAATGGTTGAAACGGCAAACGCACGAAAGTATATTAAAATGGCAACATTTGGATTTTTTGGATTATCCATGTATTTATTTTTAAAAAAGAACCCGGCAAATTCTCAGACAATAATGCATCATGCAAATGAATTGATTAAATATATGCCGATTAGTCGAGAATCAGCGGACATGTTGACACCATTTTTCGATATGACAAATAAACGCGCATTTTTCAAAGGAGCAGCGGGTGATAACGACGACGAAGCAGAAGACTGGTCCAGTTCTACATCTAGGCGACAACAATACAATATAAATAAAATGATGAGCTCGGGAGGAAATTCAGGGACCGGCGGTGGCGGCGGTGGCGGCGGAATAAAAGCCACAAAACGAAGTGTGAGCGAATCGAAAAAGAAATTCGTGGCAGCCCAACAATCGTGGAGATGCGGCGACTGCAAACGACAACTACCTAGTTGGTTTGAAGTGGACCATAAAATTCGCCTCGAACACGGTGGTTCTAATGCAGTGGATAATTTAGTGGCATTGTGTCGAGACTGTCACGGAAAAAAAACAGCATTTGAGAATTTTTAATACTACCGGTGGTTATTATGTGGTTGTGGTTATTAAAATATAATAATTTATATATATAAATAAATATATTTCGTTTTAACAAAAATATTTTAAATGAACTCAATGAATCCTGGTGAATCTACAATGTCTACTATAACTATATTATCTTTAGTTGTAGTCGGATGTATTATTATAAATGTTTTTTTATACCTTTCTCAAGATATATGGATAGGTGGTCTATTTACTGCCCTATTAGTTGTTGCAATCGGACTGACATATCGTTACAATGAGGTTTTTAACTTGAACATAACAAATTACAGTATTTCCACACTATTACAAACGTATTTTGTTCCAATTCTAACATATATTACGTGGGTTGGTGTATTTTACTGGTTGATAAAAGCAATTTATGATATTGAAGAAAATCCAGACAAAAGCAAATTTTCATTAATTTCTGCAGCAGCTTTAACTATACTTCTTCCCATTTTAGTGGGAATTTTTACAGCCTACCGTGACCAATCCACTGGTAAAAAAATATTGTATGGACTATTTGCCACATTTGTTTTATTCATTGGAATATATAGTTACTATATTTATACTTTAAGCAACGGTTGTAACAATCGCATTGATAATACAATCTGTTGGACATATGCCGCACATATCACATTTGCATGTTTTATTTCATTAACAGCATTTTTTATTTGGTTGTCAACAAAGAATGTATCAAAATATTTTCAACTACTACCGAGTTCTTTATTGATTGACCCAAAGTTGCCACTCAGTATATTTTCCGTGGTTATTTATTTACTGTGTTGGATATCATGGGTGATTGTATTTTTTCGTCATTCAAAAATATCAGATTTTTTTCAGGATGAGAAGGATGACGTTGTGAATAGAATATTTACATTAATTGGATTATTGACGTTGATATTGTTATTTATAAAACAAAATGAAACTGGAACAGAATTAATAAATATAATAGTGGAATTTATTAGACTACCGGTGTCTACCATCTTACTGCATGTATCTATCTTAACAATATTTATAATTTCCTTGTACTCTTCAGTAACATATATAACACAACAACAAAAAAATAATATTCATAGTACTGAAGTTAATAACATAATTTATGTTTTATTTGGAATTTTATGTCTTTTTTTTGTTAGCTATTTAGATGTATTATTTCAATTTATAAGAAAAAAATATGGTTGGAAATGGGTTATTATATTTTATTTAATATTATTTGGTATTATATTTGACGCATATTCTTATTGAATGAATAGACAATGTTTCAAATATTAATTTTATTCATTTATTTTATATAGTATATTATAAAGATATTATATAAAACATCAAACCAAACACATAATTCAAACACACATAATCTAAAACAAAAGTAAAATAAAATGGTACTTTCTACAACTGTCTACTATATTATGTATTTAATAATAATTTTAATAATAGCCGGATTATTATATGGTTATATTCATAACATCATTCATGACTGGACATTTCTAGTAGCAATAATTATAACATTTATAATTACAGGATTTTTCAAGTATATCGGAATACCAAACATTTATGTAGTCATCATTTTTTTATTATTATTAGCTTGTTCACTATTTTTCTTGAATAAACTTGCAGCAATTATTATGTGTTCGATTCTTGGAATACTAATGCTTCACTTGCTGTATAAAGTGGTTGTAAAAGGTGTAAACGTGACTCAGGAGGTCAATAATTTTTTTAATGACATGTCAGTATCATCAATGTCAGGTATATGGGAGTCAATCAAAAAAATTGCCAACTTCATATGCGGCTACAACATCAAAGGATTCTTAACACAAATTGTAAAAAATTCAATGTTAATCATTTTTTTCATGTATTTAGCCCTAGTTGTATATATTTATAAAAAACAACCGTTTCAAATCGTATCTGACAACAAATCTATTTTCTTATTCATCTTTTTATTCATCGGGTTTGCACTTTTGTCATTGCTTGCAATGGGATTTGAAGCATTTGTGCCCTTTATAACATCATTCTTAAAATACACAGTGTTGATCGGAATCGTCCTAGGAATCATTCTTGCAATTTTACACGTTTACAATAATGTTCCCGTGATTGCAAATACGGTTCTTTTTGTCATAAACATTGCAATACTTATTGGCATTTTTACCATGATTGTCAAATTCATTGGCGCAGAAGCACCAGGTTATATTTCTGGACCACCTACATGGTCAAGCTTACTTTTTAAAATGCTTATTTACTTACCTTGTTTGTGTTTGAATTTCGTTGATTCAATTAAAACAGAGTTGAAACTAGCACAGACGACAGGCTGGACCTATGTTATTATTCTTATTATTGAAATCATACTAATTGCGTTATTATTTATTCTTCCAAAAGCTTTTGATGCTGTTATTAATCATAACGGCGAAGTTATAGTGGACAGTGTACTGCCTCTTAATGTGTCAAATACATTACAAGCAAGTAGTTCAGATTCAAACAACAACAGTACATCCGCTCTGACGCCATCTCTTGTAGATAGTGTAATCAACAACGAGCCGATTTATAATTATGGACTGTCTGCATGGTTTTATATTCACCCTCAACCTCTCAATACAAATTCAAGTTATACTAAAAGTACTGTTGGTGTAAGTATACTGAACTTTTCAGGAAGTCCGACCATAAGTTACAACCCAGTTGATGCAAGTGGCAATGCAATAAATGCAATCGTGGTTAGCGTTACAGGTAGTACTCCTATAACGACCATTCCGTCAATTCCTTTGCAAAGATGGAATCACTTATTTATAAATTTTAATAATGGCATTATGGACGTATTTTTAAACAATAAATTAGAAAAAACAACATCAAATATTTTTCCAAATGTTATGACAAATTTAACTGTAGGAAAAGATAAAGGTATATACGGCCAAGCATGTAATGTTATGTACTTTCGAAATCCTTTAGGCAGTGACGCAATTTCGTGGATATACAACACACACAAAAACTTGAATCCGCCATTATCTCCAAACTTTTAACTTGACGATATAAATTCAAAAATTATAAAATCGTTTCATTTAGAAATAATAAAAATAAAAAAAAAATAAAAAAAAATAAAAAACATAATATTTATTAATTATTTCAATAAAAAAAATATAATTAATAATAATAATATCTAATACAAATTATATAGGTTAGTTTTATTTCTCACTACTACCATAGAACAGTAATGGATTTCTCTTTTACAACGGTTATTATAGTAATACTTTTAATTATTATTATTTATTTTGTTTGGACAATGCTTTCTTCTTCATCTTCAGTTGCTTCGACTGGTCATCAAGATGCAAGAAGTAAGACAAGTATTAATGTTCCAGTAAATACTAGTTCGTTCTCATTTGTTACTTGGCTTTACGTAAGTGAATGGTCACAAACACCAACAACATCAAAAAATATTGTTTCTAACACAGGGGGGACGCAAGATATAACTAGATTCAATTTAAGTTTAGATAGCAATAATAATATTTTGAACCTCTCTATAGGAAATGGCAGCACTCAACCAACATCAGTGCAAAACATACCACTTCAGACATGGGTATGTATTATTGTGTCTGTTAATAATGGTAACGCAGTAGACATTTATCTCAACGGAAAACTTGTCAGCACAACAAGTTTGTCAGCAACATATTCTTTACCTAGTGGAAGTTATGATGTAGGTGGTGGAATTACTGGTTTAATAAATGTAACATTTAACCCCGAACCAACAGGACCACAGGATGCTTGGAACATTTATTCTAGCGGAGATGGAAGTGGAACTGGAAGTTCTGTTACCGACTTTTTCAATAAATACAAAGTTCGTTTCGCTTTTGTGAAAGACAACGTGGAATTATCTAAACTCGATATTTAATATTTGATTTATTAAATTATCATAAATAAAATAAATTATAACTATAATTAATATATTATAAAATTATAGTTATAAATCTCTAATAAAATGTTATTTTATGGTAAAGAAATAAATATATTTTATATTATTTTGCTTGTAATTTTTATTTTTGCTGTTTATATTTCAGTTTCATTTTACATGCAAGAAAAACAAAGCGTCGCGCTAACAACATCTTCACAGTCCATTTTGAATACAAATAATTCTTCACCGATATCTATTCCACCTGATAAATTGTTGAACAGAGGTGCTTTTGCAATATCTTTTTGGATGAATATAAATTCATGGGTGCCAACAGATGCAAGTGCAAATTTTAATGTCATATCGCTTGAAAATAATAGTTCAACACCACAAGTAAATATATTCAAGTTGTATATTGATTCAAGCTGCAACTTAGTTTATAGTAGTTCTATTAGCGTTAAAAGTCCATACAATATAATGTGGAACTCGCAATCTTTGCCAATCAAAGAATCAGTAAATGTGATTTTAAATTATAACGGCGACGATGACTATGTCGAAGATGAAAATTATTTAGATGCATCTGGAAATCCAAAACCGATATATAATATGAACACTGGATTTACAAATAAAAATCGCGCTTTAGATGTGTTTATAAATGGGAGACTGAATAACACAATCATACTGACCACTTCACTAACAAGCACCAAAGAAAGCACATGTGCCAGCAATTCAGTGTGCGTGTCGTACACTGACTCATCCATGAATTACTTTACGAATAATAATATTCAAATCAGTGTTGGAGAATCAGCTAATATTACGCCTGGACCTATTGGAACAATATCCAATGTCAATTTTATTAAAGGTGGGTGTTCAATTGAAGATGCGCAAAGTATAAACAGAGCAGGAAATTCAAGCAACATATTAGATGACTTATTTTCATACAAAATTCGATTCGGTTTAGTCGAAGATGGGAAAGAAGTAAAAGTATATGACATATGACGGACGGACGGACAGACGGACAGACGGACGACCGACGGACGTATCAGTGAGCAAGTAATACAACAAATTCAAAAAAACAGAATTAAGAACAGAATTAAGAACAGAATTAAGAATTACAGCATGCCAATTGTTTATTTTCACGATACTTATTCAAGCGAATAAAACCTTCAAGCGGAAAGCTTCTATTCTTAACGAAATAATTATTTGAAACACTTGTTCCCTGAAAATTGCCGGCATTTGCCATGGTTGCTCCGTATGCCGAATATAATGAAAATCCGTTGCTTGTTATCGTGTCTGTTTTCAATTTTTGAAGACGCGTGCTTCCCGAAACAGCACCTTGTCGCGCAAACTGTGTGTTATTTGGCTTATAGATTGTACTACAATAATTATTTGCAGGTCGATTGAGGAGATTGTTATTATATGTTTTTGGATTCGTACAATACTTTGACTCGTAAACTTGCGGGCCATTTTGCGCATCTATCGGGTATAAAAATTCAAATGGAATATTATCATTTACGCTAGGATAGTATATACAACCTGGTTTTTTGGTAGTCGAAATTCGTTGAACTGCAGTTCTGCACCTAGACTGCAAATAACCCGTCGTGGTTTCATAATAAGACTGGCTCAACGTGGAAATGCCTGACCGGATTCGATTATTTTCAGGGTTGCACGAGATGCGCACTGTGTCATAAACGCTGGTAATAATTTCATAACTTGTGTCGGGGTTAATTTCATCTTTTTGGTCCGGAATTGGTTCAGCAATCGGAGTTATCGGAGTAACAAAATAAATATCCGGAACAGTTGGCTCATTGTTTTCATAAACAATGTCATAAATGGTGGCAGCCCCTGGAATATCAAGAAAAATTTCTTCTATAATTGGAGTGCTGATAAAATGTATCGGAATAGATATTGCACCATTATTTTGAATTTTTTCTTCTTTATCACACTTATTTTCTGCATAGGAGTCTGCTATTTGAAATGAATTCCCACCTGTTTCAATGCATTCGCATGACTCTGCATTTGTTTTATACACGCTTGACCCCGGCGTATCCATGAGCTGCACCGTCGCCATTCGTTTTTGGCTAGAATTGTCTGTTGATGAATTTGTGGGAACTAGCTGCTTGCGCCAGTGCTTTATCGGGCGCGCCTTAAACTCCGGTCCTATAAAATCAGCCTGATTTATATTGGATGGAACACCGTTTGCATTTGGACGATGCATGCCAGGAACTACGTTAAATGCAGTATCCGCCTTTGTCGCATAGTGCGGTTTTCGTGTTGTTCTTAAAGTATTTGAAACTCTAAAATTTTGTGGGTTATTTATTTTTGGAGTTGTCACCACTGTTGTCATTATTGTCAACTATTATTATCAATTATTATTATTATTTTATTAATTATTATTATTATCAGTTATTATTATTATATCAACAATAATAATAATATCAATATTTTAATAAATTTTAATACATTTAAATTTTAATACATTTAAATTTTAATACATTTAAATTTTAATACATTATTTCTTAATAGAAACTTCAAGTTGCGATATTGTAAAAGGACTTTGTATGAGATATACTTCATCATCATCAGGATGAAATTTATACAAGGAACAGTCTGCGTATTTGAGTCTCATTTGTTTAGTGGTTTCCGTCTCTTTTTTTCGTCTTGACCCGGCTTCATCGTCATCACCTTCGTCATCATTTTTTCTGCCTTCTTCCTGATAATCGGGATTGAACTGAAGTGACGTTTGGTATATTTCAATAATAGTTTGAAGAATTTCAAGCTTTTTTATAGGATCCGAAATTTGACTCATAGTTTCTTTTTGCTTTTCAATATCAGTTAATATTCTTTGAATATCATCACGAATGCGAATCAACTGTGCATGTCGTTCTTTGTTATGAACAACATTTTCATAATCAGAAATATATTTTTTATACAATTCAAGCTCTCTGTTGAATTCAGGAATTTTTACAGTAATTTCAGCAAGAGTCTCATCTTCAGATTTATAATTGAATAACAAATCCAACTTCAAATTGATAATATTTTCTTTCATTACTTCAACCTTTTTAAATTGTGATTCAATCAAATCCTGAAGATTGTGCGTATTTCCCATTTTAAATCCACGGCTTTTTTTTATTTTTTGCATTTTTGATAAAATAGAACGAATATTAGATGACTCAAGCATTTCTTGCTTTATTTCTAGTCTTTTATTTTCATTTGTCGACTGTATGAATTTCTGTTTTTTATATAAATTATTAATTATTTTTTTTCTTTCTTCAAAATAGTCTTGTTTCAGTCTAAAATAGTTCATAATCTTTTCATCATTTGATTCTTCAGCTTCAGTAGTCATCGTGTGCTTATATAACTATAGATACAATTTAAAATTATTAAAATAATTTAAAGATTTACAAATACATCACAATAGTTTTTGAATAAATATTCAATAAAATCGAATAAATATCACCACATCACCACCACATCACCACATAAACCATGGAAAATGTTATAAAACCAATGACAAAAGAATATCTTAAAAATTATCCTAAAAATAGAGAGTTATATAGAGTTGTAAATTTAATATGCAATGGTGTAATAAATAAAGTAAGTGGGCGATTATATACAGGTTCTGATTTTTGCATTGAAACTGCATTCAAGTATTCTATTCCGTTTGAAGAAGAGTGGGTTAGTGCTACATTGCGTAATTTTATTTATCAGTCACAAGCGCAACTGTCAACATTGGAGTACCACAACTTACAATTGAAATTGACAAATGATGCAAACGAAAGAGCAAAAATTCGAGAACAGTTCATTCAAGATTTGTTGGCAGAGCTTCAAGTTGTATTTCCTGATAGTAAAATAAACTGGATTGAAAAATCGTATTTTCCTCACGGGTACAACTATCATGAAGTCAAAAAAATGTTTATTGAAATTGATTGGACGCCATGACTGCCATGACTGACCATCCACATAATCACATAATCATTCAATATTCATTCATTCACCATGAAGGTAAATCTGTAATCAAATTAGCATGCGTGATATTGCCTTTTTGTCTATCCATTTTTATTGTTGCAGATACATTATTTAGTTTTGTTAAAATATATTGTTTTTCTTGTTGTTTTCTTCTTTCTTTTTCTTCAGGAGTAAGTTTTCCTTTGTATTTGTAATACAGAATACCCCCTAAAAGTATGAAAAATAATGCAAACATTGAGACATTGAATATTGTATTGTAGTGTTGCGACTTTAATTGATGACATCCTTTCAACACTCCACTAATAAATGACTTTACGCCGGGTTCAGTTAAAAATGGTTTGTCATCTTGACTATGACCCATTCTAAAAAAATTCATTTGAATCAATCTATGTGGTGGTTGTGGTTGTGGTTATGTAAGGTGTAACTGATGTTTTTACTTTTATAAAAGTGACAGATATTTTCATATTAAATTTTACACACAATATATAAAATTTAATATATTTGTAATACAAAGAAAGATTATTATAAAATAATATTTTTACTAAATAGAGAAACAGAATAAGCAAATGTCTACTACTACTACTAGTACTACTACCGATACTTCTTCAACACCTGCGCCAGCTTCCGCAACCGCAACCGCAACCGCTGCCGCCGCATCTTCTCTAACATCTCTAACCTCAAATTCAAAAGCGGCTCAAGTGATTGACCCAGCCACCTCTATTTTTGTTTATATTGGAGTTACAGCTGTTTATTTTGTTATGAAATACATGTTTCCTGATAAGTCAACAATTTTATTTGCTATTTATTTTATTTTAATCCTTGTGAGCCAATTTATTTTGAATATATATTTAGCCAAACAAATGTGCAACAGTCCTTCCAATGTTGGAACCGCGGCTGTTGCAACAATTATTCCATGGGTTCTTATTTTCGGTTTACTCAACTTATTGCTGACAATGTTTCCTGGATGGCTTGCCGCCTTTTCGAATACAATCGGCTATGCTATTGCAAGCGTTTTCGGCGTGTCGTCACTTTTTACAGAAAAGTTATTGAATGATACTGGAAAAGCGAAAGATAAAGATGCATTTATTGTCATTAAAAATATACTAAGCGATCCTTCTACCGTTATCAACACGCTGAACACTGACAACCTTGTAGGTTTCTGGAATAAAAGCATTAGTGTCGAATTATTCAAAGACGGACTTAAACAGGTTGATGACAATGTAACTGCCGAGAGCAGTCCGTTATTTTTCGAACTTAAACAATATATTATACTAAAAGACCTTATTTCTTACTTTATATGGTATTTATTGACAGGAATCCTTATTACATCTATCAGCTACAATTACATGTTGACCATTCCATGTGTGCAGACTCCTAAACAAGCACGAACTGCAGCTGCTCAATTTTTAGCAAATAAGAATAATGCGAAAACTGCTGCAGATGCCGCCAAGTCAAATGCACCCGTTTACAAAACCGATGGAAAATAATTTTGTGAAACGAACCCTATGGATAGTTTATATTTCTATTTTTACAAATTATATCAGAGAGAAGAGAGAATTATAGTCTTTACATGAAATAAATAAAATATTAATGTAATTTACTTTATTTACTGAACCATTTTGATGAAACAATTATATTCATATTCGCATTTATTTCAGTGTCAATTAAATAATGATTATAAACTGATATGAAATATTTTTCAAACCATCTTTTGCTAATGATTTTATATTCTTTATCAAATGCATACTTACAATAAGACTGGTATATTGTATATAGTGACTGACTTGTCAGTGGGTGTACATTCGCATTCGCACTCTCTATTTTAGATTCTTTATATTTTTTTATAAATTCCTCGATTTCTGCTCTTTTATTCCATATATTTGATCGGCATCCCACATGAATCAAATACTTATCATCCTCAATGATGATGTCTGGATAAAAATGTTTTATGAGTCCTAGCAACATCTTATCTGAAACGTTATTATGCAACAGCGTCGTCGCAGATCGTTTGATTGATTTGTTGAATAATGACAACAACTCTTCCAACTCTAATTCATATTCTTCTTCTTTGTCTTCTTCTTCGTTATTATTTTTTGTATTATTCAAATCTATTATATATGTATTCCAAAATGACATAAAACTACAAACAAATGGTAAATGTTTACTTGTTCTATTTTTTATAATTGTATTTTCAAAGTTATCCGGCAACTGCATAACGTCAATGTCCAAGTTCAACTCTTCATAATGTGTTGACAGCAACTCTTGGAGAGAATGATTAAAAAATATATTTGGAATATTCTCTTCCTCAATAAAAATCTTCCACAAATACAACAAATTTTTATATGTAATGGTGTATCCAGGACATTCCTCTGTTGTTGCATGAATGAACCTCGCCACAATTTCGAGATTCGTATTATTTTTTAAATACAGTGCATGATTTATTACTGAATAGTCATTACAATACTTTTCTAAAAATAAATCGGCAGACACGTATCGCGTTGAATAGTGAGATGCAACGCATAACAAATCAATAATGTGAGGAATAATGTGCGACTTGAAATAGTCGTCTAGAATAATAAACCCGTTTGATAAATCGCACACATTGATAAGTCGGCACTCTTCATTTGCATGTTCATAGTATTTAAATTTGAAATGAGTCAATAAATTAATTCCAAAGTATTTATAACACTCTTGACTTATTTCCTTTATACATGGAATAAATGTTTTTGAATTAATGAAATAATGAAGTGAATTTTTTTTATGAAGAATGTCACCAATGGTAGTAAGAAAGTATTTTACTGTGTCTTTGTTGTGAAAAAGCGCAGGCGTAAGCAGTCGTAAAATATTTTGAATTGTTTCTGACTCTGGTATAGATTTTAATATATTATTCTCTCGAATTCGTTTTATAATTTGTATTTTTATTTTATATTTCCATGGCATCAAATCTTTATGACTTGCACTAATGGTTGTTAAAATAGAGTGTTGAATGTTGTCCTCTTTTATAACTTCATACACTTTATCACCAGAGTAAATAAAAAATAACTCTGTTCCAGAGTGATAAAAATAACGCGTTTTTGCAAGAAATTCTTCAATAAATTCATCCGATTTTTCTTCAAGTGACTTTTTTCTCTCTTCTCTCTGTTGATACTGTTGAACAGTCGTTTCAAGAATCGTCGGCAATACATCTGTAATATGATGAATCAATTTTTGTTGAACATTTGGCATACTACTGTATTTATTATACAACGCTGTAATTATGTTTACAGCTTCCGCGATGTCGCTGCTATCATTTTGGTGCTGGATTGTATTTTGTGTGGTCGCTTCGAGCTGATTTATCATATAAATATATACGCGGGCGTGTATATTTATATATGCATATGTTTATATAAATTATTATATTTATTTATTATTTATTTGATTTTGTCTAATTGTTTCCAAATTTAACTATATTAAGAGTAAATAATTTTGTATAAATTTTTTAAATAAACAAAAGATTTTAATATATATATAATTTATATATAATTTATGAATCCAGTTGAGGAAGAAACTCCAGTTACAATTGCGGAAGAAACTCCCGTTGCAGAAGAAACACCAGTTGTAGAAGAAGCTCCCGTTGCAGAAGAAACTCCCGTAGTAGAAGAAGCTCCCGTAGTAGAAGAAGCTCCCGTTGCAGAAGAAGCTCCCGTTTCAGAAGAAACGACTCCCGCTGTTGAAGAAACGACTCCCGTTGCAGTTGTTGAAGAAACTTCAGTTGCAGAAGAAGCTCCCGTTGCAGAAGAAGCTCCCGTTACAGAAAAAACTCCTGTAGTTGAAGAAACTCCCGTTGCAGTTGTTGAAGAAGCTCCCGTTGCAGTTGTTGAAGAAACTCCCGTTGCAGTTGTTGAAGAAGCTCCCGTTGCAGAAGAAACTACTCCCGTTACAGAAGAAACTCCTGTAGTTGAAGAAGCTCCCGTTGCAGTTACAGAAGAAGCTCCAGTTGCAGTTGTTGAAGAAGCTCCCGTTGCAGTTGTTGAAGAAGCTCCCGTTGCAGTTGCAGAAGAAACTCCCGTTGCAGTTGTTGAAGAAACTCCCGTTGCAGTTGTTGAAGAAGCTCCCGTTGCAGAAGAAACTCCAGTTGCAGTTGCAGAAGAAATTACTCTCGTTGTAGAAGAAACTCCAGTTGCAGAAGAAACTCCAGTTGCAGTTGCAGAAGAAACTCCAGTTGCAGTTGTTGAAGAAATTACTCTCGTTGTTGAAGAAGCTACTCCCGTTGCAGTTGCAGAAGAAATTACTCTCGTTGTAGAAGAAACTCCAGTTGCAGTTGCAGAAGAAACTCCAGTTGCAGTTGCAGAAGAAACTCCAGTTGCAGTTGTTGAAGAAACTCCAGTTGCAGTTGTTGAAGAAACTCCAGTTGCAGTTGCAGAAGAAATTACTCTCGTTGTAGAAGAAACTCCAGTTGCAGAAGAAACTCCAGTTGCAGTTGCAGAAGAAACTCCAGTTGCAGAAGAAACTCCAGTTGCAGAAGAAACTCCAGTTGCAGAAGAAACTCCAGTTGCAGTTGCAGAAGAAATTACTCTCGTTGTTGAAGAAGCTACTCCCGTTTCAGTTGTTGAAGAAGCTACTCCCGTTTCAGTTGTTGAAGAAGCTACTCCCGTTTCAGTTGCGGAAGAAACTCCTGTTGTAAAAAAAAATACTCCAGTTATAAAAAAAACTCCATTATCAATTAAAAAAATCAGAAAGTATAATAAGTATAATAAATTTTTCATTAATATTTTTAATATAAAAAAATAATACTCTTATATTTTTGGAACATTCATTGCATTCGAATTCGCATTCGCATTCATCAGACTTAAAAACATTTTGAACCTGTGATTTAAATTGTATACATGGGTTTCAAGGTTTAATAAATCTGATGAAACATCAAATGACCTCAAATAATAAAAATATTTCTGATTGTGTATTTTTATTTTATTCAGAATTGTGTCCAACTCATTATGCAATTTTGTGCACATTTCATGAATACCTGTCAACGCTTTGTTTATGCTTGTTTTTTCATGAACAGTGGTGTCTGGAATCTCTGAAATATAACTTTCAATCACTTCCAATTTGTAAATAATATCCAATGTTTCTAATTTTGATTTAATGTACGTCTCTCCGCACATGTATTCCGATAAAATTTCATATATTTTTGAATTTGTAGCACCAATCGAGCGCAACACCGCATCCCTTTGTAATAAACTTGCAACAACCAACGCCATTCTAAAAAATACTTGTATAATAAATATATATGTTATATAAAAGTATAAATATAAATTTATATACTTTTATATAATTAATTCAGTTTTCAATTTCTATAATGTTTCAAGTGAAAAAACTAGTTTCGCACGCAGTTGTACCTAAAAGAGCCACAGAAGGCAGTGCCGGATTGGACATTAGTTCGTCCGTGGATGCAACTATTCCACCTCATAAATGGTGCGCCATTTCCACTGGCATTTCCATCATGGTTCCAAAAGACTGTTATGCAAGAATTGCACCGAGAAGCGGGTTGGCATTCAAATACGGAATCCAGGTTGGCGCTGGAGTCGTTGACAGCGACTATACGGGTGAAATAAAAGTTATCCTGTTCAACCACGGGGCATACGATTTTACAATCAAAGCAGGCGACAGAATTGCACAGTTGATTTTTGAGAGAATATTCACAAATGAATTGGAAGAAGTTGAAGAGTTGGTAAAAACAGAGAGAGGTGCAGGAGGGTTTGGTAGCACGGGATTATAAACAACTATTATTTTATATTATGCATTATGAAACAAATTATCAACCGATATTTTATAAGCCAAAGTTCTGTTACTGTATTTCTCTTGTTTATATTGGTCCTTCAAATGAAATAGACTAATGCAAGTATTATGTAACATTTTTTTTAAACGTTCTTCAACCGCATCCAAACTCCAATAATCATTTGAATTATTTTGCACCCATTCAAAATAACTCACAATGACACCTCCGCTGTTGCACAACACATCAGGTATTACTTCAATGTTTCTTTCAAGCAATATTGCGTCAGCCTCGGCAGTTGTCGGTCCATTTGCACCTTCTGCAACAAGCCTGCAACTTGAACCGATATTTTGGGCAACATCTTTTGTTATTTGCAGCTCTTTCGCGGCTGGAATTACAATGTCGCATTTCATTTTCCAAAAATCTTGTTCGCTTATTTTTTCAACGTCTTTAAACGCAGGCGAACTCTCCACGTTGAGTAATCCTCGATTATCAGCATTATATTTTTTCAACATTTCAACGTTCATGCTAGATGCGTCATTGAATTTATAATATCCGGTGTGGTCGCCAACCGCCAAGCACGTGTAACCAAACTGATTTAAAAAATGCATCGTCCAAACGCCAACATTTCCGAAACCCTGTATAATGTATGTTTTCAACGGATCATCTATAAAATCCTTGTGATGTTTATTCCAATAGTCAATTGTTAATGCAACGCCCAAACCGGTGGAGTGGTTTCGCCCCAAGGACCCTCCACAATCCACACTTTTACCCGTAAAACAGCCCAATTGTGATTTGTTCGACACATTGCTCAACTCTTGATATTTGGAAACCATCCAGTCCATTGTTTGACTTGACGTTCCGATGTCCGGTGCCGGTATATCAAGAGTTGGCCCAATATTTGTATAAATGGCGGCACAAAATGCTTTCGAAATGTTTCGATTTTCATTTTCTGAATACTTTCTTGGATTATACATGACACCCCCCTTTGCTCCGCCAAACGGTAAATTATGAAGGGCGCATTTTATTGTCATCCAAAATGCCAGTGCCTTGCATTCTTCCATGTGAACCTCTTCGCTAAAACGCAGCCCACCTTTATATGGACCCAACCAATTATTATGTTGAACGCGATATCCAGTAAATATTTCAACTCGGTTATCATCTAATACAACAGGAAAATTTACAATAATTTCCTTATTATGCACATTGAGGCATATTAAAAAGGTAGCATCATAAACAAATGTTGTAAAAACGGTTTCCAATTGGGAACGAAACAATTCCGTAATTTCACTCTTACTCATGATTGAGTATGACTACGTAATAAATGAAATGGTTTGATGTGTGTATTTATAAAAAAAATATAAATTAAACTAAATAAATACAAATACAAATACAATTACAAGTAAAAGTACAGTTATAAATATAACTAATATATTTTTAAGTTATTTATTTTTTTTTATTTATAATTAACTTCTTGGTATTGTTACTCCAAGAACACTTTGTATTTTATTAACATGTGTCGGATTGTACACGCAAGTTCCTCTTTCAATTTCAGCAACAATTGAAACATCAAAGTTGCATTTTTGTGCCAATTCCTTCTGCGTCATTTTTTTTTCACACCTTGCTGCGCTGACAGCAAGGGAAGTTTTTTTTGAAACATATTTCGTTTTTTTTACATCGTCGTCTGATGCGGCTGCATAAATGCCGACAGATGCCAATGATGACGATGTTTTCTGAGTTGTTGCAGGTGCAGTTTTTTTTTCTGCTGATTTTTTATTAAAAATAACGGGTTCCCAATCTTGATGATGCGACGACATTGATGACTTGTTATGAGTTGACTGATTTGATTGACTGATTGATTTTTATTGAGATTTTATTAATTATATATATAAATTCAATTTTATATATAATTAATATTCAGTTTATAAATATAAATAAATAAATAAATATTTACAGTTTATCCCCAAATTTGATACTCTTTTTCGAGTTTCACATTGTGCAACATTTGAAACGTTTTGTTTTCACTTGAAAAATAACTCGGTGTCAATATACTCCAGTCCAAATTCTCGTGAAACAGCGTTACCTTTGTGTATATGTATCCAATTAATGCACTGCACCAAAAACGTGACGTTTTTTGCGGATTGGGGTCTTTTTTGTAATACGCTTCTATCCAGTCGGTTACCACGATATCATACGGTTTATCATAGACAACTTTATGAATTTCTTGTAGTGTAACACTGTTAAATAGTTTTTCATACTGCTCTTTTGATTCACAAATCAAACGTCTGAGATAAATTTTTCCCTGATATGTTTTTAAAAATTCATCAAATTCGACAAATTGAACACCGAATTTTTTTTTATTATCTTCGGGGTCTGGAGTATCAGATATTCCCGATGTCCAAACGTACACACCTTTCAACTTGGGGTTTGTCATATCCGGGTCAACCACAACCATTCCAACGTGAGAATAATCGCTTTGGGTCATGAACTTAATGAACCAGCTAAATATTCCCCATGAATTGTGTTGTAAATCGTCGCACACCAACAAGTCTCCCGTTTTCAATGTTGCCTTCAAATTACTCAACTCGTCTGCATCTAAAAAAGTATTTGACTTCAAATTCATTTTTTTGTATAATAGTCGTGGTGACGTTGGTGACGTTGGTGACGTTGGTGATGGTGGCGGTGTTTCATTTAAAAGTGTCATTTCTGTACCTTTTTCTACATTTTCGTTTCGATTATTCATTTTGTTTTTTTTTTGGTTGTAGTAGTATTGTTTATTGGTATTATATTTAATCGTTTTTTTAAATAATTATTATATATATATTATTCAAAGATTATTTTAAAATGTCGGGTTTTTTTTCAGATATTATGACGGATATGAAAGGGATGGAGCAGAATTTGCTGGGTCCTGATTATTTGTATTGGAAACGCATATTGAAACCATCAGATATGGGTATGTCGGACGAAGGAACTTTTGACGCACTTGCTAATAATGTTGGCGGATTGATCAACTATGTTGAAGTGCTTGTGTCTGGAAAGGGTGGTTCTACAACAGGCGGTCCTTTAGGTGATAAGTTTTTTTTAAAAACAGGTGGTCAGTGCACTGACGTTGAATCAAACAAATTAGTTGACCGATATATTTACATTAATAATGTTCCGAGCGGAAACATCCCATTTATATCATCAGGTCTAGGGGGAACTGAGTTTACAGAATTTGAGGGATTAATTCCTGGAACGCTAGGTGATTTAGCGAAACTAAATCCGCTAAATATTTTCAAGTCATTCATGATGGGCGAAAACCCGCCGTGCATGTCAGTTACGCTCGCCACGATTACTCCTGTAACCGACGCAAATTTAAATGACACCGGACAAGACAATTTTGGAACCGACACTAAATTTGTCGCAGTTGCCGATGTGAAAAATATGGACCCGTGCACATTTCTCGATAAAAAAAATCCGGCGGACCCTACGCAAACATGTACTGAAACATTTATAAACTACAACGGCGGTAATGGTGATGATTCAGATTCATGCTCATCGTCGTCATCATCATCAAAACACAAATCAAAATGCAAATACAAGTATGCAGCGATTCGAAAAAATAAAATAAAACAAAAAAAGAAAAAAGATTCAAAAAGGTCAGGTTATCAATTTGATAAAATCGATTTTTCAAAATTACCAGATGACGTTTATGTAAAGGCATTTTATGCTTGCATAAGCATATTTTCTCTCTATGTTTTGTATCGATTCATTCAAAGATATAATAAAAAATAAAATAGATGACCTTGTCAAAGTAAAAAAAATACGGGAACTAGGGCTTGAACCTAGGACCTCGGAGTTATGAGCCCCGCGCGCTTCCTCTGCGCCATCCCCGTTGAGTACCACCCACAGGTATCGATCCTGTGCTTGCCTTTTAATGAGAAAGAGATAACCATCAAACTTTCGGACATTGAGTGTCTTGATTGTGTTCGACGATAAGCCGCCCGCCGTGGGAGTGGTTTACAGTTGCAGGCTGTGTTTTGCGTCGCTTAGCTATGACGAGGAGCTTCTGTAAAGCTACTGAATGATATTATTCCCCCAACAGGTTTCGATCCTGTGACCTTCCGCTTATAAGGCGATAACCATCATCAATTCGGACTCTTGCGAGTCAAGGTTGTAGACGACGGTGTTTTAGACGCTCTGCCGCTGAGCTATAGGGGATTAATTTTTGGGTATATTTTTTCCAATTTTTTTTTCAGCTTACTTTGAAGCCTTTTTTTGAGGAACTGAGAGGATTCGAACTCGCGACATATGAGTCGCTTGGTTTTGAAGTTTCCAATTTCCCATTAGACCACAAGTACACATTTGCGCACTTGCTTATAACAAATATGCATTAATCCATATATTAAGATGACATTCCAAATATATTGACTTGACTGACAACTATTAAAATAATGTTACAATTAATACATTACATTATACATTATAAAATGTTTTGTATTTAATTTTTTATTTATTTTTTTTTATTATTTCTTTTTTTTTTACTATTATTTTTCCTTTTCATAGTTCGTTTTTTATATTTCTTTACACTGCCACCACCGTAACGAGAGCGTTTTAACGGCCTTAATGGTTCTTCAGATGGTGACAAGTCCGACGACGAAGATGACGATTCAAGTGGTTCAGACATAAAATCCGATGATGTTGCAACTGGTTTAGATTGTAAAGACGCATCAGTAGACGACGCATCAGTAGATGATGGTTCAGACATAAAATCCGATGATGTTGCAACTGGTTTAGATTGTAAAGACGCATCAGTAGATGATGCTTCAGGTTGTAACGAGACATCAGTAGATGATGCTTCAGGTTGTAACGACGCATCAGTAGATGGTTCAGACATAAAATCTAACGATGATGTTGAAACTGGTTCAGGTTGTGACGACGAGCCCGATGGAGATGGTTCAGACATAAAAGACGACGACGAGTCCGATGGAGACGGTGACAAATCCAACGATGATGTTGAAACTTGTTGAGGTTGTGACGACGCATCAGTAGATTCAGTAGATGAGTTACCCGTTAACAAATTACTAATCGTGTTAAAAATACCACCTTCATTTTCACCACTTACACCAGCTTTGCATTTTTTATATTCTTCATCACAACTCTCAGGCGTGTTTGGTGTTGGACTAAGAAAATTAATAAGTGCATTTCTTCCTCCAAACATTTGGCGGCGTCTATATCTACGTTGACGCCGTGTCCTGCTACGCTTATTCATTCTTTTATTTTTTAGAGTTTCTCTTTTCATTTTACTAAATTTTATTATATATATATTAATTTTATATTATTATTTTTTCATCATTAATATAAAAATGCTATTACTTTTCATTTATGGAGCAAAAATTTGACGATTCCCTATACTTGTATAAATTGACCCTCCGCCAGATTTGAATGAGTTATTTGCACCCTTCTTTTTTGGCGCAATACACCCTCCAGCACGACACCTTCGAATTGCAATATTTCGACTAGTTGTGTCTTTGCTTCTAAAAGACATGGGAGCAGTTGTTGCTAAACCCACCTTCATACTCCCTCCGCCAATTGCATTATTTTTAAGACGCTCAATTCGTTGAGAACTGTCTTGCGGAAATGATATAGGCTTTCCAACTAAACCTGTGCGTTTATGAGGCGGTATTTGATTAAAGGTTGTTCCAAAATTTCCATGCACATTTCCGGCAACCTTATTATCCATATTTTTGACACCATTTGGCTCCCCTTTAGTTTTAACAAACGTACGACGACCCATTGCAAAGACGCTGTCATTGGATGACGGATAAAACTGTTGCGGCATCGGATTCACGCTTGTCAGCGTTGCATTATTTCCACGCTGTTTTATTAAAATATGACTATCAGGAGGACCATTAAAATTATATTTCAACTTGAATACCATTTTAGTTATATAACTTAATATGATATAATATATTATGCTTAATTAATATATTGTATTTTGAATGAGCTGTTATTGTTATTTACACTTTTATTATATAAAATAAATTAAGAAATATTATTAAAAGCGCCTAATTGCTCTAAATGCAGACTGAGAACCACTATTCAAGTTTCCACCATTGCTCGCATTATTGTAGTTGCGGTTAATCGCCTGAAGCTTCTTAAACGTGGTGTAATCTGAACCGTCGTACACATATTTCACATTGCATGTGGAAGATGGAACACCAGTTTTATCAGGATGCGGTTGAACTGCTCCCGCCATTTTCTTCCACCCATTCAATCCACCTCTTACAGAACTAATTTGCGTTGGACCGCCTGAAGTGTAATTTTTACGATTCAATAAATCTCCAGCATTGTTTATAGCGCGAAATGGAGTTGCAGCCACTGGCAGATTTTTTACAGTTCCAGTTGCAGCTGCACCGTTCCATGCTTCTCTCAACGTTACTCGCGACATTTCTCTTTCACTGCTGCCATCTGGACCACCGCTGCCGTTCTTACTTGATCCACCACCTAACAGTTTCGCAGAAAAGCCATTAAAAAAACCTCCTAAAATCATCTTCATTTTTAAATGTTCGTATATTTAATATATGATAATATTATATAATAAAATAAATAAAATTAAAATAATGAATATCACAAAATATATATATAAAAGATATTAATGATAATAACTTAAATTATATACACGTGAGTCATAATGCAAGCAAAGATTGATTTCAATTTAGAACACATCGTTCTTGCTCTCGAAGATGTTGATAAAAAAATTATGGATGTAGAAGATGGTTATACTCTTCAATATGATATAGAAACTAATAATGGTTATGCAAACATTCAACTGGATGAAGACGCATTATTGTTGCAAGGTAGAATGTTTTTTGATATTTTCCACATGCCAAAAGACAGTATTCAAACCACTGTTAAAATTTACAGGGATAAAAAATCTTCAATTTTACAATGTGAAATAAAAGGAAATAATGATTTGGCAAATTTAGTATTAGTAGAGATTTTACAACGATATTATGCCATCTATAAATAAAAATAAAATATTTTCATACAATATAATAACTAAACTCACAATCACTGTAAAATGGTCTGCATGAAAAGCTGCATTATTGCAACAATGTTCATCGTTGCAATGATTTTCACCATGTACAATTCAGACAGCACTTTGTCGATAAAAGAATTTACCGCCGTTCTCTCCGAAAAACAAAAAGCAATCTATAAAAAGATTGCAGACGAACGTCGACAAATTTATTTCAAAGGGTTTGGACTAGGTCTTGTATTATCACTTTTATTTTTATTTTGGAAAAGTGCGACGAAAAATTCATACAAAATAAATCGATTTTCAACAATATGCGTTGTTGGAGCAGTCACATTTATAACCAACTACTTTTTTTATATTCTCTCTCCAAAAAGCGACTGGATGATACTTCACATTGACGGAGAAAAACAAAAACAAGCATGGTTAAATGTGTACAGAAAAATGCAATACAACTATCATTTAGGAGCAGTACTTGGACTTGTGGGCGCGTTTTTTATTGCCAACATGTTTTGTGATTAATGGGACTAACAGGTGTGTTCATGATTCAGGATTACAGGATTATATTTCGATTATAACTTTCTAAAAAAGAGAGAAAGAGAGATTAAACAAATAAATAAAATAAATAAAATAATATAATATATAAATATTGTATAATAAAATGGCTTCTGCTCTCCCCATAGTAGACGATGTATTAGGAGTAGTAACTATAGATATGCCTGTTAAAAATGTGGTAAGGTTAATGAGTACTTCATTAGAAAATAAAAATGCGATTAAAAGATTATTTGGTGATAATTTTTTTAGAAAACTAGAAAGAGTGCGGATTGTTAGTGAAGCAAAAAAAATGTTTGATACTAATTCTGCATTATTCAAAGCTACATACTGTACTGGACAACTTACACCACAAAATTGTGATATTATTGAAAGTTTTATGAATTTTGCATTAAATGAAAGAAGCTGTGATGTACCCATCAAGAAATTTGATGAGTTATATGAAAGTCAAAACATAGAATTATTATCTAATATATTAGATAAAAATCCACATCCATTATTTGTTGGAGATAAAAATGCATTTTGTCAAATACTGGCACTAAAGCCAAAATCTCCTAGTCACGAATTACAAATGGAAATGTCATTATTATGTGGTGAATCACTTGATGGTAGTGAAGGTGGTTCAAAAAGAAAAAGAAAATCAAAAAGAAAATCAAAAAGAAACATAAAAAGGAACATAAAAAGGTATAAAAGAAAAACCTTCAAAAAGAAAAAATAAAACATATCACAATAAATATTTTTAATTTTACAAATATTTATTTTACATTTATTTTATTCTATTATTCCGTCATGATTCGCGGGACTACATTCATCGTTTGCAGTTCTTGAAACAGCAGCTTGCATGAATATGGAATTTCAACGTACGCGAAATCGGTTCGATTGTCGCACATTTTGCAGCAGTGAATGCCCAACGCGTCATTATAAGCTGCAACCATTCCGCATCTGGAACACACATGGACCTGGTATTTATCTGAAACATCGTAGAGTCGCTCGCGCGTGAATCGTGCAGCTCCGTGCGATACCATGCAGTTGTGTGCAACGATGCCATTTGCAAGAAATGAATGCGTGTCTTCTACACTGATGTCATACACGTGTTGCGGGCCGACATTGATTCTCGACACAACCTCCAAATTCATCGTGGGAAGTGAGGCACTTTCGCGATACACGCCATATACTGTAGTATCGGTGTCATAATCTTTAATATCGTCATCAATTATACCTTCTTCTTCATTAAATACTTGTTCATTCACGTGGTCGTGGTCATCCATTTTTTTTTCTGACTCTGCATCATCGCTTAGAAACCAGCTGAGCGCTCCAATTTTTTCCATGAATTGTTCCGCAGTGGGAAATGACTTGGATGTGAATTTGCCAAATTCTGTGCCTTTAATCAGGTGATCCGTAATATCGTGTGTGCTTGGAATTGCGTATTCATGAAGCAGCCCTTCAGTTTTCTTTAGTTCTTCAACTGCTTGAATAATGGCACTCTTTGTGGGCACAATCTTGTCCGGATTCTTCGATTTGATTTCCTTGAAATGCGTTATTTCATCAACACGATTCACCAGCCAATTGTGTTGACGGCAAACTTCTTCACGCAAGCGACGATATGAAACACCGGCTTCAAGACGCTGGGATTTGTGGCAGCAATAACGAAATCCGATTTTTTCGGAGAATGGTATAAGTTGTTCAATAGGAAGGTGAAGCGTCAACTGAAAACTTCGGTTCGACGCATCATTTTTATCTTTCAATTCGAATTTCTTTCTAGATGAGGATGTTTCCCGAAAATTCTGAATCGTTGTATTATGAATACCACATTTGGCAAGTAGTTTCTGCATATCTTCAAACATTTTTTGCAATGATTCACGATGCTCATATGTCTTCGATTTTGAAAATGAAACGGATGTCATAACGTCGCGTTTCCCCCTATGCAATCCAAGAACACATGTGTGTCCGTCGCCGCCAAACATTCCAGCAAGAAATTCACGAATAATGGGGCGTGGACAGTTCTCATTCAAAATAAATTCAGGAAGTGTTCCTGGTTGATCTATTTTTCTTCCACGCAAGATTCCGCCAAGTTGAAGAATATCATCAAGAAATTCACTCGGAATGTTAACAAAATAGTAATTTTTCGTTTTATATTTCATCTGGTTAATTTCGCAAAACATGGTTATATCACCGAGAAATTGTTTAACATCAATTACATGTCCAAGTGAAACTGATGCCTGTTTTCGTGTACCATCTGCACTAATACTTCCATCGGTAATCAAAAGTCCAAGTATGCGTGCAAATGCAAGCGTTCTCATATATTCATTATAAGTATCTGTCCTGAGCGTTCGTGTTCCTAATGATTGTGTCCAACCACCACATTCCGCAATTTCTTCCTTGACTTTCATAAGTGGATAAGCAACGCCGGTTTTAACCTTTGTTTTATGAAGTTCAAGGTCCTTTACTTTCACCCATTCATTATTTGATGTTAATACTGGGTGTTCTTCTGTACATATGATTTTCCTACCATCTTCAAATGTTAGCTCAACACAGTCACGCATTCCCTTATCCATAAATGCGCATTGTTTTGAAGGAACCATACCATTCTTGCTCTCACTCCACCCAAGAACATGTTTTTTATTTATATCCATTTCTTCAATCATTACTGATAGCCCACATCTTAGAGAAACGGGTGTGTCTCCCTTAGCACAATCTTTCTCCATTTCCCCAAACCGTAATCCTCCATCTCGCGAGCGGCCTTCCGCAGGCTGACGCGTGAGATTTACCATTGGACCGATGGACCTGCTGTGTTGCTTGTCGTTGACCATGTGTTTTAGGCGCTGGTAGAATGCGGGACCGATGAAAATGTCTGAATTGATTTGTTCGCCGGATAGGCCGTTATACAGGAGTTCATTTCCGTTGTTTTCGTAGCCGAGTTTTAGGAGTTCATTGCGGATGGTATAAACGTCGAGTTCTCCGAATGATGTTCCGTCGCCGAAGAGTCCGAGTTCGAGGAGGACTTTTCCGAGGAGGGTTTCTTTGAGTTGGGCGATGGTCATACGGGATGGAATGGCATGGGGATTGATGATGATGTCGGGACGCTGTCCGCTCTTTGTGAATGGCATATCCATTTCTGGAATGATGTTTCCGATGGTACCCTTTTGTCCGTGACGACTGCTGAGTTTATCTCCGATGACCGGCTTTCGAAATGTGCGAATGCGAACTTTGCAAATGACGTATCCGTCCCCGTTTCGCTCCGTGTAATTCTTATCGACGTAGCAGTCTTCTGTAGTCCTGTGCATTTTACTGGCGTCTTCATATTTGATTACTTTTGTGTGGTCATTCCTATTTTCCTTGATGGGCATGACCTTGCCCATGATAATGTCACGATTTTCAATAACGGAATTTTCGGGAATAACGCCCTTGCTATTCAATTTCGAATAATTTCCAAATTTCATTCCTTTTGTTTTTGTGGAATCTGGTCTGCATCGAATTTCCTCGTCACCGTTGATTTTCTTGTCCTCGTCCTTTTCAGTGTGATAAATGGTTGCGCTGAATAAACCGCGGTCGATTGCGCCCTTGTTGACAAGGATGCTGTCTTCTTGATTGTAGCCGGTATAACTCATAATTGCGACGATGACGGGTGCGCCGGATGGAATCTCGTCGAGCTTTATCATGCGCATAACACGAGTATCAACTAGCGGACGCATTGGATTGGATAGGACATATGCCGTCTTGTCCATCCGGTTGTAAAAGTTCGTAACGTACATGCCCATCGCCTGCTTACCCATTGCGCAATTTGAACTTGCAAAATTATCTCCAGCAATAAATGAATGATTATCGTGTTCAACTTCAATGTCAGATATCATGCAATCTTCTTGTCTTGTTATAGACTCAATTGGTATAAATGCCAAGTTATTAACAACTTGAATATCCCTCATCCATTCTTCGATATTGCCACAATACTTGTTTTGTTTATTATTTTTTTTTGTTTTAAGGTATTCAGTAACTTTAAATGAATGTATATTTTTAGTGTTACAATATGCATAACCAACTGTGTCATAATATTTTATAATATTATCCATTTTACTTGAAATAGTAAATGATATTTTTACTCTTGATTCACTTATTTTACTTTCTTTCACATGCAATGTATTAATTCCTAATCTACTTAATATTAAAACACATTGATTCATGAATGAAACCAGAGACTCCTTGTAAGTTGGATTGATTTGTTGTGATGTCTCTTGAATCTTTATAATATATATTCTTTCAATAGTAGTTAACCTTCTATCAATTGTTTTATCCCATCTGATTTTGCATCCATCTCCGCCTTGAAACCCTCTCATGAACTGAAGCCCATATGCATTATTGTCAACTATCCAATTTGGAATGCTATTTCTTACAGTTTCTGTTTTTTTTCCATATCCTATTCCCATACTTATTAAAAGTGCTGGCAAACATCCATTATAAATTACTGCATATGTGTGGTGTGTTTGTTCTCTGTCACTATCTTTACTTTTAAATGTTCTTGTTCCTTCCATTATTTTAATATCTTTGTCAAATCCAATTGATTTCAAATCATTTGTAAACTCTAATGCATCACAATATTGTCCGAAATCAAACGAACATTGAAATTCTTTATATAAATAAACACCGTCATTGTTGACATTTTTTCTATTTTTTTGGTATATATTAATTGAACCATCAGCATATAAATATCCAATTATTCTTGACAATGTTGTTAATTTAGGATTATTTTCATAAAGCGGAAGCAATCCGATATTTTTTAATTTACTAACATATTTTTGTACTTTATTTATTTTTCTATTTTTAGTTTCGTCAATTTCGAGTTCTTTCATCTTATTAATAAATTCATCTTCACACAATATGCATTTGTCTCCAATTTTATTATCTTCAATGTGTGTGGGAAAGTGAGTTATTCCAACTCTTAATTCGTTCTGTTGAATCAACTCACCCACAGTTTTCCAACCACAGTTTGTCATGAATTTATGGTCTTCTGTTGCTACAATTTCTCTTCCACTAATAGTTTTGACCTTGTAAACAGGATTATCATTTTTACGAATAAAGTGATTTACAACTTTAGTTTTAACTACTTCAAATGTTTTGGGACAAAATGACATTACACTGTCTCCAATTCTAACATCTTTTATTTGTGTCCTTGTTCCATCTCCCATAAGAACATTTTCATGAACTCCGATGCATTGATAAGTATTTCTGGGTGACTGGTTGTGCTCTGGAAACGGAATGCACGATGCCAAGATTCCAAAAATGGTGCTCGGGTGAATTTCGCAGTGGGTATAATTGTAGGTGAACTGTGAAGTCGGAGTCGGATTTGATGCATTTTTCAAATCTGTGCGTTTCATTGCAATCATGCTGAAATTCTGTTCCTCCGGGTCAATGTATTCAATCACTGCATTTTCAATCCTGCAATCAGTTACCAGGTCGTCCCACGTGATTTCACGGCGGTCCAACTTGCGCAGAACATCCGACGTGATAAATGTGCGATTATTCTTTACACGCAAAACCGGGCGCATAATTCGCCCCGAGTCATTGCAAATTCGAATTTCCTTGTTTCGAATATCAAAAACAACCGACGTGTAAATATTAATAATACCCTTGCTTTTCTTATCCTTGAATGCATTGTAGAGTTCAACCGGATGAGTGCTTATTCCTACCCACGCACCATTTACAAATACCTTTACTGCATCAACAAGAACGTTGCTGTTGGCAATTGTGTCGAGACATTGAATGTACGGTTCAACCTGCTTGTGAAGCGAATCGGCGTGACTCGGAATGGTGATATGCGACATGTAGCTGATATTTTTTACGACACCGACGCTTGCGCCTTCAGGAGACTCAGCGACGCATAAAAACCCCCATGTTGTGTTATGGAGTTTTCGCGGCGGAATCAGTTTTCCACTTTTATCAATCGGCGTACTTACACGACGAAGGTGGCTCAAACTCGACACATATGTTAAACGATTCAAAACTTGGGCAACGCCCACCTTATTTGTGTTGACATTTTTGATTCCAAAATCTCCAGTTGACAGAGCGCGCTTAATTCCATTTTCAATTGTTGTTGACTTGATTATCTTGTATGCATTCGTCTTGTTAATAATATTCAAGTAGTCTTCGGTCGACCTCCACGAGCCTGTATTGATTTCACGAATGACCTGCTTGGTCATATCCTTCACCACCTTATTGAAATAATTTCGAAATAAATTATTCAGTAAAACACCTGTCAAATCAATGCGCTTGTTCATGTATGAGTCGCGGTCATCTTGTTTTATAATCCCTAAACTGCATTTGATAATTCGTGAAGCCATGTACCCCAAATAGTATATCTTTTGTGCCTGAGTTCTGCAATGAGGAAACAAATCAGAATTCAAGATTTCAATTGCAAAATCGCGCTTCTTTCTTGCTCCCGTTTCTTTATCCATATTCAAAGGAGTAAACATGACAATCGACGTGATTTGACGCATCGCATCTTCATGAGTAAGAACCGTGTTGGCATCAATGACAGACGCGCGAAGTGCCATAAGTATTGACTCATTATTTCCTTCCTTGTTTTCAATATTAAACACTATCTTTTCACATATTTCCTTGTCCGACAGCACGGACAGCGCCCGAAACAACACAAACAACGGAATCGGTTGTTTCACACGCGGTATCTGAACATAAATCGGAAATCCAAAACCATTATTTTTGCTTGCTATCATCATATTAATTTGTTTCGGAGAAATACATTTAAAATCAGGCACAGACTTTACTTCCGCTAGCCACATCCATTTCGTATTTCCTTTAGAAACATTGTAACAATACACTTTGTTTTCAGCCGCCCTTTCTTGACCAAGCACCGTCTTTTCACTTCCATTTATAATAAAGTAACCACCTGCGTCATATGAACATTCTCCCGTCTCAGCATTACTAATGTGAGCATACTGATTCAATATGCAAACTGATGACTTCAACATGATTGGCATTTTACCAATGTGAATGCTCGGCAACACCTTGTGAAACGTTTGCACATTCTCAAGCTGTTCTCCTGAACGAACAATGTATTTTATATTTGCATCCACTGTCATTGTAGATGCATATGTAAAATTTCTTAAACGCGCCTCTTGGGGAAACATGAGTTTCGTAGCACCGTTGTTCTCATGAATTTGAGCACGATAAAGATGAAATTTATCAAACGTAACTTCAATCTCCAGTTTATATTTTTTATTTTTTTTATCAAAATCTTGCTCTGACGCAATCGTCACTGGATTGAACATTCCAATTGTTCTCTCAACTTGAACCCCAATAAAATCATTGTACGACTCTATTTGATGCCTCACCAAACGTTTCAAATGTTGGTCCTTAAAATATGAACTTATAATTTTCCAAGGCGCTTCCGAATATTCGCTTTGACTGTCGTCATAATCATTATATTCATCATTTGTTTCGAAACCTCTCCCATTACTGTCTTTTTTATTCATTTTCACGTGTGAAGTTGAAACAGCCATTTTATAATGTTCGTTCTGACTATTTTATAAATCAATTTATATTTAAATCTTTTATCATATAATATAAAATGATTTATACATTTATTTAAAGTAAAAAGATGTGTCCAAAATAATGTATTTTTTTATATAATAAATATAATATCAAAAAAATACCAATCCATTTTATATTCATTCATTCATAAAATAAATTAACCAATAACTAGCAACAAAATAAAAAGAAAATAAATGACAGAAATAAAAAAAAAGATAACCATCAATCGCGAACATTTAAATCCATCATTTTCACAAAAAAGAAATAACGGTTCTATAAAAAAAAATAGAAAACTCCCTGAATTTATAAAACCCAGTGAACTTAAAAATAATTTGATTAAATTATTGAAACAAAAGAGAGAAGAAACAAAAAATGCAACAAGAGCTCATTCTGTTCCTCTTGATTTTAGTAATAATGACAGTACTAATAATAATAATAGTAACAATGACAAACAACAAAAAGAGCCTTTTAATAGAGAAAAATATACAAACATTTTTTCAAAAGACTTTGAAGCATCCATTGATTATTTAAAAAAATTTAAAAAAAATACACATCCATCTTCAGTAACGCGAAAACATCACTATAATAATAATAATAATAATAGTAATAACAATAGTAACAATAATTCAAGTAAACTTCAAAATGTTACACTAGATGTACCCTCGAATTTAATGCTTCCAATTTCATCAAACATTACAAGACATGTTACAGGAGGAATAAACACAAACATGGATACGGACATGGACACAAACATGAACACGGGCGTTAAACATGACGAACCATTATCACCTGTTCTGCATTTAAAACAGCAACTACAAGAGCTGCAGCAATCTTTATCTACTTTGAAACTAAACATACCTCCACCACCACCTCCTCCACTACCACCTCATGAAGTGTCTCAAGCGCCGGCGCCAGCGCCACCACCTCCTCCGCCTCCGCCACCACCTCCTCCGCCTCCGCCTCCGCCTCCGCCTCCTCCGCCTCCGCCTCCGCCTCGTTCATCTTTGAAATATGACAACTTCATCAATGACAACAATCATGATGATGATGATTATGATGGCGCGAAAAATAACAAAAACAATTCAATGATTAAACTCAACGACGATGTTCCATATGGAGCAATGAAAGGTGGAACAAAACCATCATACAGACAATTTTACAATAAAACATTAAAAAAAAATTCATTCGATAATAACAACATTTACAATTATAATAATGAAAACAAAAATACCAGTCACCTGAAAAAAACCAGTCATAATAAAGTAAAAAAATATAAACCTCAACCAAGAAAACTCAAACAAGTTCGAAGAAAAACTACAATTAAAAAATACAAACTTGGAAAACATGGCAACAAAATAAGTATTTTAATTAAAAACAATAAAACCAGAAAAATAATTCAAAATGCACAACGCGAATTAAAAAATGTTCCAATTTATGATGTAAAAAATGCACTTATTAAAAATAATTTATTAAAACTTGGTTCTACAGCTCCATCCAACATATTACGAAAAATATATGAAGAGTGTAATATGACAGGAGAAGTTGTAAATACAAATGGAGACGTATTTATTCACAACTACATAAATGAAACAAGAAAAATTTAAATGAATTTAAACATCTTTAATAAAAATAAAATCAAATTATAAAATAAATAATATCTATTATTAATATAAAAAAAATGGGAAATGCTAGCTCAAGAACAGTTAATAGAGATGATAGTGTAATAAAAGCAGAAATGAATGAAATAATGACAAAAATAAATGTTCAGAACAAACGCCTTGACGAATTTATTAAAAACAGAGAAACAACAGCAACAGACCAGTTGAGTGAAAATAAAAAGAGTAAGGATGAGGAACAAATGAGGTTAACAGGAGAATTAGTTGCTTTAAAAAGAAGACTAACAGAATTAAATGACGAGTTAAAAAAATTAGAAGAAGCCGCATCTGCATCTCCTGCCGCTGCCGCCGTTGCTCCTGCTGCTGCCGCCGTTGCTCCCGCTGCTGCCGTACCCGCACAAAATCTTGATACACCTAGAACACAACAAATTTACAACCCCAGAAATCTACAAGGCTCTCCTCCAAACCTACCTGATTTTGAATATCCCGATCCCGCCGGTGGAACAATAAAAAGAAAAAATAGTAAAAGAAAAAATAGTAAAAGAAAAAATAGTAAAAGAAAAAATAGTAAAAGAAAAAATAGTAAAAGAAAAAATAGTAAAAGAAAAAATAGTAAAAGAAAAAATAGTAAAAGAAAAAATAGTAAAAGAA